GGTATTCAGGCCGGTCTTACTGGACAACTAACTTACTCGATTGCTATTGGTTTCAATGCCGGAAACACTCGTCAGGGCAATAGTGCCATTGCTATTGGGTATCAGGCTGGATTCACGAATCAATCAAGTGGTGCTATTTCCATGGGAGTGAGTGCTGGTGAGCAAACCCAAGGACTGAATGCAGTCGCGATTGGAGTTCAAGCTGGACAGTACTTGCAACAGTCTGGTTCAGTCGCGATGGGATATCAAGCCGGATATACGAACCAAGGTTCTAATTCAGTTGCTATTGGAGTTCAGGCTGGCTTTAGTGGACAAAAGTCGGCAGCTATTGCTATTGGGTTTCAGGCGGGATATAGTAATCAAGGTTCCAACTCAATTGCTATCGGGAATCAAGCAGGACAAACGAGTCAAAGCACTGCTTCAGTTGCGATTGGGGTTCAGGCTGGTCAAATTGGACAAAAACAATATGCGGTTGCTATTGGGTTTAATGCTGGTCAAAATTCACAACAAGGTTCCGCGGTTGCTATTGGGTATAGTGCTGGTAAAAATTCACAACAGGATTCGGCGGTTGCTATTGGTCAAAGTGCTGGTAACACGGGTCAGGGAAACAACGCTGTTGCGATTGGTTATATTGCTGGGTGCACAAGTCAGTCAAGTGGCTCAATTGCCATGGGAGTGAGTGCTGGTCAGCAAACCCAAGGCACTAACGCTGTTGCTATTGGTGTTCAGGCCGGGCAGTACTTACAGAGGTCGGGTGCTATTGCCGTTGGGTATCAGGCAGGTTTAACAAGCCAGGGAACAAATGCGATAGCTCTTGGATTCGGGGCCGGGTACACATCACAATCAATTGGCTCTATTGCGATTGGGGTAAGTGCCGGCTCGCAAACCCAAGGGACAAACGCAATTGCCATTGGTACTCTTGCAGGAGCCACAAATCAGCACGCCAACTCTATCGTTTTGAATGCTTCTGGAATAGCATTGAATTCGAGTGGGACGAATTCTTTTTTTGTGAATCCGATACGAAATGACGTGTCTACACCTGCGCAATTGTTTTACAATCCAACAACTTATGAGGTTTCTTACAGTACAGCGGCTGTTGGTCCGACTGGTATAAAAGGTGATACTGGACCCACTGGGCCTATAGGTTTTACTGGAGATAAAAGTCCGGGTATAACAGGTGATACTGGTATAACTGGTCCTACTGGTCCTGCTGGTCCCGGTATCACAGGTTCTACTGGTACAACTGGTCCTACTGGTGTAGGTATAACTGGTCCTACTGGCACAACTGGTCCCACGGGGACTGTCACGGGTCCTACGGGCCCCACTGGCATAACTGGTCCAACTGGTAGTGCTACAGGTGCAACTGGTCCCACAGGAAGTGTTACTGGTGCCACAGGTCCAGTCGGTTCTAATCCAGACGGTACTTTCTGGGGCGACTATTTATTCTGGAATCCGGCTACGTCTTCGTGGAATGTTGGTTCAACTAACATTGTCATCGGACGCAATGCAGGACAAATTGGCCAGGGGACCAATGCCATAGCGGTTGGATTTAATGCCGGACAAACCGGACAGGCTACAAACGCTGTTGCCATCGGGTATCAGGCTGGTCAGATTGCTCAACGGTCTGGTGCGATTTCACTCGGTTATCAAGCAGGTTCAACAAATCAAGGCACCAATGCTATTGCGATTGGTGTTAATGCTGGATACACGAATCAATCGAGTGGCGCCGTTGCTGTAGGAGTAAGCGCCGGCGAGCAAACCCAAGGAGTGAATGCACTCGCTATAGGAGTTCAAGCTGGGCAAATATCGCAGAATTCAGGTGCAGTTGCGATGGGATATCAAGCGGGGTACACGAACCAAGGTTCTAATTCGGTTGCTATCGGGTTACAGGCTGGTCAAAATGGACAACAGGGTTTCGGGGTTGCTGTTGGGAATAATGCTGGTTTGACTGGACAACAAAGTGGGGCGGTTGCTATTGGCCGACAAGCCGGTCAATATGGACAACAGGGGTCGGCTGTTGCTATCGGTGTTTATGCTGGTCAAAGTGGACAACAAACCAACGCGGTTGCTATCGGGTTAAATGCTGGTAACACGAATCAGGGAAACAGCGCTGTTGCGATTGGTGTTAATGCTGGATACACGTGGCAATCGAGCGGCGCAGTTGCTGTAGGCACGAGTGCGGGTCAGCTAACACAAGGTATAAATGCAGTTGCTATAGGCGTTCAAGCTGGTCAGAACGCGCAGAATTCGGGTGCGATTGCTATTGGGTATCAGGCGGGTTTAACAGGCCAGGGAACAAGTGCTATTGCGATTGGCGTTCAGGCGGGGTACACGAGTCAATTGAGTGGTGCCATTGCTATTGGTGTGAGTGCCGGCTTACAAACCCAAGGTACGAACGCGGTTGCTATTGGAAATAGTGCTGGTCAAAATATACAACAAACGGGTGCTATTGCTATTGGGTATCAGGCTGGTTTTAGTGGACAGCAAAGTCGCGCCATTGCTATTGGGTTCTTTGCTGGTCAGTACTCACAAGGAAATTCAGGTATTGCTATTGGAAATAGCGCTGGTGCTTCTAGGCAATTAGATTCTGCCATTGCTATTGGGACAGGTGCTGGCCAAATTTCACAAAAGGGTACAGCAGTTGCTATTGGGTATCAGTCTGGTCGTTCAGGCCAACAAACCAACGCAATTTCTATTGGGTATCAGGCTGCACGAAGCAATCAGGGTGACAGCGCAATTGCGATTGGCTTTCAGGCGGGGTACACAGGTCAATTAAACGGTGCTGTTGCAATTGGTGCGAGTGCCGGCGAGCAAACCCAAGGGACTAACGCAATTGCTATAGGCGTTCAGGCCGGTCAGAACGCGCAGAAATCTGGCTCGATTGCTATCGGATATCAGGCAGGATACACCAATCAAGACTCGAATGCAGTCGCGATTGGTGTCAATGCCGGGTACACGAATCAGTCGAGTGGCGCAGTTGCGATTGGGTATCAAGCCGGTTATACGAATCAAGGAGTCAACTCTATTGCCATAGGCGGTCTTGCGGGAGCCACAAATCAGCACACTAATTCTATTATTTTGAATGCTTCTGGCATAGCATTGAATTCTAGCGGGACAAATTCGTTTTTTGTCAGTCCGATACGTAACGACGTTGCTACACCCGCGCAATTGTTTTACAATCCAATAACGTATGAGGTATCGTATAGTACTGCGTCGGTTGGTCTTACTGGTACAACCGGAGCCACTGGGCCAACTGGTATCACAGGTGGTACTGGTGTTACAGGTCCTACTGGGCCTGGTATTACAGGTCGTACTGGTGATACAGGTCGTACTGGTCCTACTGGTCCTACTGGTCCTACTGGTCTTACAGGTGATACTGGTGATACTGGTCGTACTGGTCGTACTGGTCCTACTGGTACGACAGGTCTCACTGGCAATACAGGTCCTACTGGTCTTACTGGGACGACAGGTCCCACTGGCATGACAGGTCCAACTGGTAGCACGGGTTCTACTGGTACTACGGGTACCACAGGTCCTACTGGCATGACAGGTCCAACTGGCACGACTGGTGCAACTGGTACTACTGGTACCACCGGCCCTACTGGCATGACAGGTCCAACTGGTAGCACGGGTTCTACTGGTACTACGGGTACCACCGGCACTACTGGCACGACAGGTCCAACTGGTAGCACGGGTTCTACTGGTACCACAGGTCCTACTGGCATGACAGGTCTTACTGGCACGACAGGCCCCACTGGTACTACTGGTACCACCGGTCCTACTGGAATGACAGGTCCAACTGGTAGCACGGGTTCTACTGGTAGTACGGGTACCACCGGCACTACTGGCATGACAGGTCCAACTGGTAGCACAGGTTCTACTGGTACTACTGGTACCACCGGCCCTACTGGCATGACAGGTCCAACTGGTAGCACGGGTTCTACTGGTACTACGGGTACCACAGGCCCTACCGGCATGACAGGTCTTACTGGCACAACTGGTCCAACCGGTAGCACGGGTCCCACAGGCCCTACCGGCATGACAGGTCCAACTGGTATCACAGGTGATACTGGTATCACCGGTCCTACGGGTTATACTGGTGCCACAGGTCCGACCGGTATAGGTGCAACTGGTCCCACAGGAAGTGTTACTGGTGCCACAGGTCCAGTCGGTTTTAATCCAGACGGTACTTTCTGGGGCGATTATTTATTCTGGAATCCGGCTACGTCTTTGTGGAATGTTGGGTCAACCAATATCACCCTAGGTCAAAATGCCGGACAAACCAGACAGGGCACAAATGCTGTTGCTATAGGATTTTATGCCGGTAGAACCGGACAAGCTACAAACGCTGTTGCCATCGGGTATCAGGCTGGTCAGATTTCTCAACGGTCTGGTGCGATTGCACTCGGTTATCAAGCAGGTTTGACGAGTCAAGGTACCAGTGCAATTGCTATTGGTGTTAATGCTGGGTACACGAATCAAACCAGTGGCGCAATTGCAATTGGTGTGAGTGCAGGCGAGCGAACACAGGGATTGAATGCGATTGCTATTGGATTTAATGCTGGCCAGTACTCGCAGCAGTCGAGTGCGATTGCAATTGGATATCAAGCGGGATTGGCGAGTCAAGGTTCGAGTTCAGTAGCTATTGGATATCAAGCAGGTTCGACGAATCAAAACACTGGTTCGGTTGCTATTGGGTATCAAGCTGGTCAATACACACAACAAAATAACGCGGTTGCTATTGGGTATCAAGCTGGTTTAACAGGACAAGGCGCTTCAGCGGTTGCTATTGGGTCTCAAGCAGGTCAATACACACAACAAGCTTGGGCGGTTGCTATTGGGTATCAGGCTGGTCAAACTTCACAACTAAATTTCGCGGTTGCTATTGGGTATCAGGCTGGTCAAACTTCACAACTAAATTTCGCGGTTGCAATTGGTTATAGTGCTGGTCAATACACACAACAAGCTTCCGCGGTTGCTATTGGTAGATTTGCTGGTCAAACTGGACAACAAGCTTCCGCGGTTGCTATTGGTAATAGTGCCGGTCAAACTGGACAACAAGCTTCCGCGGTTGCTATTGGTAATAGTGCTGGTCAAACTGCACAACAAGCTAACGCAGTTGCTATTGGATTATATGCTGGTTACACGAGTCAGTCAGGTAACTCAATAGCAATTGGAATCAGTGCGGGTTCGCTCACCCAAGGACTAAATGCGGTTGCTATTGGATTTCAGGCGGGGCAGTATTTGCAAAGGTCGGGTGCGGTTGCTATGGGATATCAAGCGGGATATACCAACCAAGGTTCGAATTCCGTTGCTATTGGGTATCAGGCTGGTTGGACGAGTCAAAACACCGGCTCTGTTGCTATTGGGTTTCAGGCTGGTCAAACATCACAACAACAATACGCGGTTGCTATTGGGTATACTGCTGGTCAAAATTCACAACTAGGTGCTGCGGTTGCAATTGGGAATACTGCTGGTCAAAATTCACAACAAATTGCAGCGGTTGCTATTGGGATAGCTGCTGGTAATTCTAGACAACAAGTTAGGGCGGTTGCTATTGGTCAAAGTGCTGGTAATAATGGACAACAAACTGGAGCGGTTGCTATTGGATATCAGGCTGGTTACACAAATCAAGGCACTAGCGCGGTTGCGATTGGGATTCAGGCTGGGTACTCAAACCAAGGCACCAATGCTATTGCGATTGGTTTTAATGCCGGATGCACAAGTCAAGGTACAAACGCTATTGCCATTGGTACTCTTGCAGGAGCAACAAGTCAGCACGCCAAATCTATCATTTTGAATGCTTCTGGAATAGCAGTTAATTCGAGTGGGACTAACTCGTTTTTTGTGAATCCGATACGGAATGATGTAGCGGCACCAACTCGATTGTTTTACAATCCAATCACTTATGAGGTATCATATAGTTACGCGGATGTAGGTCCAACCGGTGCTACTGGTCTCACCGGTGCTACTGGTGCTACTGGTAACACTGGTCCTACTGGTCCTAGTGGTCCTACTGGTCCTGGCGTCACTGGCGTCACTGGTATCACTGGTATCACTGGTCCCACCGGAAGTGTTACTGGTGCAACTGGTCCGGTCGGTTTTAATCCAGACGGTACTTTCTGGGGTGATTATTTATTCTGGAATCCGGCTACATCTTCGTGGAATGTTGGGTCAACCAATATCACACTAGGGCAAAACGCCGGACAAACCGGGCAGGGGACCAATGCCGTTGCGATAGGATTTTATGCCGGACAAACTGGTCAGGGTACCAATGCCATAGCGGTTGGATTTAATGCTGGTCAGATTTCTCAACGGTCTGGTGCGATTGCAGTCGGTTATCAAGCAGGTTCGACGAGTCAAGGTACCCGTGCAATTGCTATTGGTGTTAATGCTGGATACACGAATCAATCGAGTGGCGCTATTGCTGTGGGAGTAAGTGCAGGCGAGCGAACACAGGGATTGAATGCGGTTGCGATTGGATTTAATGCTGGACAGTACTCGCAGCAGTCGGGGGCTGTCGCTATGGGATATCAAGCTGGATGGACGAGTCAAGGTTCGAGTTCAGTAGCTATTGGATATCAAGCTGGTTCGACAAATCAAGGTCTATCTGCGGTTGCTATTGGGAATCTTGCTGGTTCTACTGGACAACAAGGTTATGCAGTTGCTATTGGGTATACTGCTGGTAAATCTGGACAACAATCTGCGTCTATTGCGATTGGAAATCAGGCTGGTTACACAGCACAAAAACAATACGCGGTTGCTGTTGGAAATAGTGCTGGTCAAAGTGGACAACAAGATTACGCGGTTGCTATTGGGTTTTTAGCTGGAAACACCAATCAGGGCAACTACGGGGTTGCTATTGGGTCTGAAACTGGCCAATATGAACAACAACCATACGCACTTGCTATTGGTAGACTTGCTGGTAATACTGGACAACAAGGTTTCGCGGTTGCTATTGGGTATCAGGCTGGTCAATACACACAAAAACAATACGCGGTTGCTATTGGGACTAGTGCTGGTAATTCTAGACAACAAGTTGGAGCTGTTGCTATTGGGTTTAATGCTGGTCAAAATTCACAACAAGCTTACGCGGTTGCTGTTGGGTATCAGGCTGGTCAAACATCACAAAAAGATTACGCGGTTGCTATTGGGAATAATGCTGGTCAAAGTGGACAACAAAATGGAGCGGTTGCTATTGGGTATCAGGCTGGTCAAACATCACAACAACAATTCGCGGTTGCTATTGGGTATCAGGCTGGTCAAACATCACAAAAAGATTACGCGGTTGCTATTGGGTATTTTGCTGGTTCAACAGGACAACAAGGTAACGCGGTTGCTATTGGGTATCAGGCTGGTCAAACATCACAAAAAGATTACGCGGTTGCTATTGGGTATCAGGCTGGTCAAACTGCACAACAAGGTAATGCTGTTGCCATCGGATATTCTGCTGGTTCTAGTGGACAACAAAACAGCGCCGTTGCTATTGGGTCATTTGCCGCATACACTGCGCAATCAAGTGGAGCAGTTGCCATGGGAGTTAGTGCAGGTCAGCAAACACAGGGTACGAATGCAGTTGCGATTGGAACTCAGGCCGGTCAATATGTACAAAAGTCGGGTGCAGTCGCGATGGGATATCAAGCGGGATACACTAATCAAGGTACGAATTCGGTTGCTATTGGGTATCATGCTGGATACACCAATCAAGGTACGAATGCAATTGCGATTGGAACTCAGGCCGGTGAAACAAATCAAGGACAGAACAGTATAGTTATCAATGCAACTGGTATTGGTCTCAATGGAACATTTACAAATTCTTGTTACATTGCACCAATTCGCGGAGTGACATCTGGTACTGCGTACCGCAATTTACTGTACAACACCGGTACAAAAGAAGTTATTTATGGTTCGGTTGATGTCGGGTTCAACAAAACATTTATCATTGACCACCCGAACGACCAATCGAAATATTTGGTTCATGCTTGCTTAGAGGGTCCCGAAGCCGGTGTTTATTACCGAGGAAAGGACCAAATAGTGAACAATGAATTTGCAGAGATTGTTCTTCCCGATTATGTGACGAATTTGGCACGCGATTTTACAGTTCAAGTATCGCCTATTAATAACATCAAGAAGAATTCGAATATCCAATGTTCCGATGTTGAGAATGGTCGGTTTACAGTGTATGGTGACAATGGGTCGTTCTTTTGGATTGTTCACGGGAAGCGATTCGATATTGAAGTCGAGCCATTGAAGTCAGATACGGTCGTAGTGGGCGACGGGCCTTACAAGTGGATTTCGCCTTCAAAGGGTTGAGATACTAAACCTTTTCACCAGTGAAAAGTAACGGTTCCATGCGCATCGAAGATGCGCAAAGGTGTAAAAAAATATTATTACTATTTTTTATAAATTTATAAAAAATAGTTTACATTGTCTTGTCGATATAAACCTCCTTGGCAATCATTCTAACAATCTTGTTCTCCTTCTCTTCGTCAGTGCTAGCGCCTCTGCCCCCATAAGACTCCATGACGATTTTATTGTACTGGTCGGAATACCTGGATGCGCTGGTGACACAATCCGGATACTTCTCTTTGAACAGGACTGTATTACCAGTGTTCTTGAAGGCGACTCGTCTAATCAGCTTTCGCACCTCTTTATTGTCCTCCGGCTGCTTCGCCCACTTGCCGTCCTCTTTAATGTACATTGAATGCCTCTTCTCATCACCAGAGTGCATGGGTCGCATGTGAATATCGAGTGCCCGAAGTTTCTTGATAATGATGCTGGAGATACCTTCGACGTACCCGACCTTTCCTATGTTGATAAGGTCGTCATACCCAGGCTGAATTGAATCTACAAACTCGGAGATGTTCATAGCGTCCTTGCAGTGCTCGTTCAAAAACACATTCATGTTGAAGGTCTTGTTGTGGGAGTTGTTATTGTTATTTGTTACAATATTGGTATTTGAATTATTGTTCTTGAAAACTTCAATTAATTTACTATTTTGCTCTAGCAAAAGCTCTTTGAATTCTTGGTTTTGTTTCAACAATTCTATAATTATACTCGAATCTATTACTTCGTTGGTTGCTGGTGGTTGTGTATCTTGAACTCCTTTACACTTTTTTTTGTGAGCACATAGGGATGACATATGTTTATATGTTTTACCACATGAACATGCAATCGGGTTTTCATGGGTATTAATATTAGTATTTGTTAGTGTTTTGTGTTTATCAGTTAGTACATGTCGAGTATAATCTTTTTTATTGAACGTATTAAAGTCACAACTTAAACAAGAAAAAACAACAGGGGTTTTTTGGGTTTTTATATTAGTATCCATTTGTAATATATACTAATATAAAAACCCCTAAATAAAACCGAATTGAAAAAGCAAAAAAAAATATCGTCACAAAGTGAAAAATCTTTTTTCAGTCACCAGACGCTAATTTTACATTATGGTCACAAAACACAAAAAGTTCATGTCTTTTTCAGAAAATCAAAAAACGGACATAAATAAATGTCCATTTTTCGATTTCTGAAAATCAATTTGGGAAAAATAATTGAAGGGCTTATATAATAAATTGCCAAACCTACTTAAAGAACTTTGCAAGAACATTCCACCACTTGATTTGGCTCAACCCTTTTCAAAATTCCACCAGTCGATTTGGCTCAACCCTTTTCAAAATTCCACCAGTCGATTTGGCTCAACCTTTTTCAAAGGTTGATTTCAAAGGTTGATTGATTAGATTAGATTCGCCCGCTGGTAATCAGCACCTCGTTTTGCTCGGCCAAGTTAGCATCATCGAAATCACGGAAATCAATCGAATCGAACTCTTCCATTGTTCGGACGCGATAATTGTCACTGTCGTTCCTCGTGCACTTGACGTCATTCCAGAACTGCCTCGATTGGCAGCAGTAGTGATTCAGAACAAAGTATTTATCATCGAGAATCACAAAGTGTTTGAGCTCGTCTTCCTTGTCTGCAAATGTGGCATGGTGGACATTCAAGTGTGTGAATTTGTACCCGGCCCTAACAAAGTACTTGTAGCAGTTGCGCGGCTCGGCGGCCCGCAACGTGAAGCTTTTCACAATGTGTTTTGGTTGTACCACGTGGCCGCTAGACCCGAACAACACGTCCTTTACTTGGATTTGTCCGAAATTGTGACACATGTCGAGCACTCCGCACAAATCGAGGTTGTTGGGAGACCACATGTACTCGTCGAGGTCGACCATGAGGAGCCAAGTGGTCTCGTTGTTCTCCAAGCACGGCAATATGTAGTGCGTGTACATGTCGCGCTGTCGCCCGAGGTATCGACGCCACTCGGCATTGAACAGCGTTACAACGTTTGCGTCAATGTACGGCTGCAATATCTCCATGAACGAGTCGGTGCTCTCGTCGTTAATCAGGTAAAAATGCTCTACACCGTGGAGCAAGTAATGCTCGAGCCACTCCTTCATGCTGTGTGATTCATTCCTAAACAGCGCGCCAACAGATAATTTATACATGATTTGTATGTATAAATTATATCTAAATTATATCTAATATATTTCTAAAAATATTCAATTTGTATTACATGGGCTTCACCTTCACCTTTGGATATGGATATGCGGGAACATATGTTCCAAACACTTTGTCCCAAAACGAGAACCGCTTGCTGTAATTGCAATTGTTTCGCGAGTGGTGGATATCGTGGTCCTCAGAATACAGTTCGATTCCAAAATAACGAGGCAACCAGATACACTGGCAGAACGAGCTCGTGGGATACACGTACTTGCCGCAGTGCCCGCATATTTCGAGATGCGTTTTGTACATCATGATAATATTAAAGTCGACCAGCGACATTCGCGGCGAAAGCACCAACGTCAAGATGGTCGGAATAGAATTCGTCAATATCAAATCGAGTGGTTCTTGATAAAACGTAATGATTGGGGTAGGGTGATTGTATTTGTGATGGTGTTTGTGAATGATTACATACAAAAATTTATTTGTGTGCAGTAGTCTGTGTGACCAATAATGGAAGAAGTCAAACACGAGCTCGTAATAAAATGTAAGCGGGATAAAATACAACATGTTTTGGAATTCAAAAGGTATGAAATAATTAGACATTATTGTGGCGATTGAATAATACGTAGCAGTTTCCACGGCTGTTGCGCGAGCGACGTTGAAGTTGAATTCATTCGGATAACTTTCGATAACCGGATTGTGATTGTGATTGTGAGTGATTTGTTTCTTGTTTTTAATTCCGTCGTTGATTAATGCCATCAAGAAATAATTGCGTGCTAAAAAAACAGCATATATTTTAAATAAATCAAATAGGATTTGATTTGATATTTGTACTGCATTATACTGAAGCAACGAGAGAAATAGTATAAGCCCGTTGTAATACAAGTAATTCTTCGCAGATTTATTAGAAATCATATACAATATCAGCAGAAATAATTTTAGCTTTCAATTGTTTACAAAACGCAGAATCAGGTCTGGTTAGTTTTTTTGCATGAACCGGTAGATGATGTAGAGACCAAGTCCGGCCAAGCTGGCAAAGTAAACTTGTGTAACCATATCGTTGGGCAGTTTCGGTTCTCCTGACATTGACATAGTCTCAAACTTTTCAGTGCACTTGTCTTTTGTCATTGGATTGATACCACTCGGGTTCTTCTTGTCGTCTGTCCAAAATGAACACGCGTCTATATTTGGGATGTCTGTGAGCGCGACGTAATGAGTTTCGGCACTCATATTGTTTGCTTCATCAATGGTTTGGAGAGTAACTTGCGCGCAGTTCGGTTTTGCACCTGCAGTAATCGCTTTCATTATCGCCGCCGGATTCAATGCACTCATACTGCTCATGACACCTGGTATTAGTCCTCTGCTGCCAGGCATGCTAACCAGGCCGAAGTCACCTGTAGGAACATTGTTGATGTAAATAAACCGTTCCTCTTCAGCTGCCGGCGACACGGGTGTACCATCCAAACTGCTTACCGTGCATTTTGTGCTTGTGTCCATGAAATATTTGTTTCCTAAAGGTTTGCCGGTGACGGAGGCTTTCCCAGTGCCTTCTGTTAGAACCTTTACGTAGTCCATCAACCCGTCAATGTTGTTTGAGAGAGCCGTCAAGGTTCCCTTGTCAGACATTCCGAGACTGGAAGGAGGGTTAATGAATTGATAGTACGGATAAGAGTGGTCTACAATCATTTTTGCTTTAGCAGCCTCGACAGCTTCGGCCTTATCAGCTCTCACTTTTTGGGCGGCTTCTACCTTCAAGTTAAAAGCAACTGGGTCTTTGTCTTTCTCGGCCTTTAATGCTATTGCCTGTGCCATAACACCTGTCTTCATTATATCAATTGTTGCAGGTTTTGCCATTTATAATAATAATATAATATTATTTTTTGATATTATTATTCTTTGGAAATACCAGATACTTCATTTTCATCTGGAAATTGGTCCTTGAAAAAACTCGCTTGAGAGTCTGCCAATTGTTTCATCTGGACTTGTGTGTCGGTGATGCTCGCTGTATTTATATCTACTTTAGCGCCAACAGTTGCAGTTTTTGCCTTTAATGCAGGAATGTCATATGCTTGATACACAGACAATTGTGATTGTAATTTAGAAATATTGTTCTCATTCGCATTTATACGATTTAGTATTCCTGGGTCTATACCGCCGAAATTAGAACTTGTGGATGATGACTGCAAAATAGTTGCAGGACCACTGTTTTGTTTTTCTGCGGCTACTGGAGGATATGAAGTTTTCAATATTGCATCCTTGTCAGCTGCAGCCTTGTCAGCAGCAGCCTTGTCAGCAGCAGCCTTGGCACCCGGAGCCCTGTCGGCACTAGACTTGTCAGCAGCAGCCCTGTCAGCAGCAGCCGCAGCAGAAGCAGCAGCCCTGTCAGCAGTAATCTTGTTAGAAGCAGCCTTGTCGGCCGCATCCTTACTAACAATAGCAGCCCTGTCAGCCGCAATCTTCTCAGCTGCAGCCCTGTCAGCTATAGCCTTCGCAACTGCAGCCCTATCGGCAGAAGCCTTGTCAGCACTAGCCTTGGCGGCAGCAGCAGCCTTGTCAGCAGCGTCCTTAAGAGCAGCAGCCTGGTCAACCGCAGCCCGGTCAGCAGCATCCTTAGCAGTAGCAGCGGCCCTGTCGGCTGCATCCTTGGCAGCAGCAGCCTTGTTAGCAGCATCCTTAGCGGCAGCAGCAGCCTGGTCAGCCGCAACCTTGTCAGCAGCAGCCCGGTCAGCAGCAACACTTTCAGCGGCAGCCTTAGCAGCAGCAGCAGCCCTATCGGAAGCATCCTTAGCCGCTGCAGCCTTCTCGGCAGCGACAGCCCTATCAGCAGCAGCCCTGTCATCAGCGACCTTGGCAGCAGCAGCCTTTTCAGCAGCGGCCCTATCCGTCGCAGCCTTTGCAGCAGCAATAGCAGCAGCCCTGTCAGCAGCGGCCTTATCGGCAGCGGCCTTAGCAATCGCAGCAGCCCTGTCAGCAGCTACCTTGTCAGCCGCTGCCTTTTCAGCAGCAGCTTTGGCAGCAGCAGCCTTATCCGCTGTAGCCTTTTCAGCAGCAGCCTTGGCAGCAGTAGCCTTGTCAGCAGCAGCCTTTGCATTGATTACAGTAGCATCAGCTGACATCTTGTCAGCAAGCGCTCTTGTAGATGCAGCCCTTGTAGTAGCAGCAATTGCCGCAGCATCTGTTGACAACTTGGTGGCAGCTGTTTTCGCTACACCAGTAGCTCTTGTAGCGATGTTGTATTTCGCTGCATAATCCGCAGCAGCGGCTCTCTCGTCAACGACGGCTTTCTCATAAATTGCTTTTGCCTTTGAAGCATTCGCAATAGCAATTGCGAGCGTATCGTCTTCTGGCAATCCTTCAATTGTTGTAAAGTATGCTAAAAATATCTGACTTGCTAGTAATAAAGTGAATAAAATAATAAGGACGTTTACCAACTTTGGCATTTATATATTATATTACTTTTATTTTCTACTTTATAATATATAAATGTCAACGTCTTTTTATCCATTAGGAATGAATGTAAACAATCGAAAACAAGGATACAAGTCATGGAAGGCCCAAATTCCGGTTGGAATGACGGCTGGAACTGTTAGACCTTTAACAAACAATGACAGTACAAACACGTTCAAAACTGGGTTCGGATTGCCTAGGCCCATCAAACACGCTAGGAAGGGCATGGGTTTCAACTACAATGTTATGATGGCAGACCCAAACAATCCTTCCGGGTACGTTGAAGTGTCCGTCAATCGAACAAGCAAGACACAGCGGTCTGGGACACTCGTCAAACAAATGATAGACACGCCAGGCGGGTTTTCTGTATTCAAAGAGAGAAATGCACAGGAAAATGATGCGTGCAAAGGAATCTGCATAGTATCCGTTAAAACGCCGACCTATCTCACGGAGAATCCGAATGCTTCTACACAAACAACGACTTGGTGCTGCAACGCTGAAAAAAAGGCACGCAGGAGGTCAATGTACGCAAGCACCATTTTGAAGAAGAATTACTACACAACGCTTCAGCAATACCGCGAGAACAGGTGCCAGACGTTTGACCAGCGAGCATTCAATTTCCAGAGCAACAAACCCGTCGAAACAATCCAAGACTATGGTGATTATTATTACTACCCGTACAACCCGTATACAATGTTTATCAAGGACAATGATGTTCGATACGCAAAGCCAGGAGGTCCGTTAGCCATCTACAACACATATTTTGCTAATTGTCAGCCGAATGGCGAAATATACGATGCGACAGAAAACGCGTTAGTGGCAAGACTTCTTGCGACTCTGTTATCAAACTCAATCATCACCCAAGAGCAATATGATGGGTTTAGTCTTTCGGGGAATGTCACTTTGAATGAGCTCTACACTTACCTTGGCACGCTTCCCGATGAGAACCGGGTTGCTGCGCTGGATGCATACCTCCTGTTCGTCAGCAACCCGTACTATGGTGTCCCGGTAAGCGGCCCCTCGAACCCGGCAGGATGCAAAATCGTCGTATACAAACCCAACAACCCGCAATTTGCCGTCCAAGGCGCTGTGAGTAGCAGCACGAGAATCCTCAAGCTGAATGTCGACACGATATCTACAAACGCTGCAATGTACAACAAAAAGGCTGCCGATGACCTGTTGAATGTGAACGATTTGACCAATGGTGCAAACCCCGTGGACCCGTTCATCTACAAGAATAAATCGACGGGGTGTAATTACAAGCAGAGTTTTATGGGGCCGCACAAGAATACGTGCAGTGTGTTGCAGATGTAAAGTACATTTTATTTTATGAATTTCTTTAATGATTGAAGAAATTCATCAACCTCTACCTCTACCTCTACCTCTACCCACCCTCAAATCAAATACACCCGGCAACCGGTTCATCGTGTGTGTCGTCAAGCGGAAGAAAAATGTTCGTTTTATCAGAAAATTTATTACATGGAATTTTAAACTTCTCGCACCAACTGACTGACTTTTGGATGTTTATTTTTTTGATAGTTTCAATTTTGTCGTGTCGATTCTTGTTGTTCAGTATGTTAATCAACTGGTCGAACGACTCCAGCTGCTGCTGGCCGATAATGATGTTAATGTCGTCGAGCTTGTTTACAAAATACGACGGTATCTCATTGTCAATTACTGATGATATGTATTGTCCGCTATTGAAATTGAAACTGCGAATAAAGTAAAATGCATTGTAGTAATTGGCCTTGTTGACCTCCATTTTTTTATCATCTAGTATAAAATTTTTGCACACTACGTACTTGTCAAATGTAATTGCATTGTTGGTGTTCGGTTTAATCACATATACCTTTTCAAACAAGGCGCTCAATAAATACAACACGTCGATTACTGGTTTGTGGAATGTGTGATGTATTTTGATAATGCAACTACCACCGGCTGCTTGGTTTTTAAATATAATCATTACAAACTTCATCAGTTGCACAATGTACGAGTTTATTTCTGAAAAAATATGCTGGTCAATCTCATAGAAGAGAAGCTCGAATCTAGTTTCGCCAATTGCCTTGTATAGTTCGCCGTCTATTTCGTTGAACGAACAGTTGACGTCGTTCGGGTATTCAACCCTTACTGTCGAAACACACTTGCTCGAGTCGTCGCAATTGGACCCAATGTGCAAGGACCTAATTTCTTGGTTTACCCAACTATCAAATAAATCTAGCGTTGCAATTATCTCGACGAGGTCGTAAAACATGCTCGATTTGGATTTCAGCTTGCTCACTGATAATTTGGAGCCGGGTACTTTGGAAAAAATGTATTCATGCGGGTTTGTTATTCGAATGACGTCTGCGAATGTATTGAGTGTTGAATCCGCCAAACACAGCGACGTTACGATTGCAGCACATTCGTTTTGATAATTGAACAGTGATTGTGAAATATAAGGGAGTACGACATCTGATGTAGTTCTTGGATTTATTGTGATTTCGTTGTTTGATTTGGGTAATATATAATAACTCATTGTTAATTATATAGTAAGAAATTTAATATTTAAGTGATTTTTACAACCACATCGTTATTAGTTATTATATGCGTTTGCCTTTCATCATAGCAGACATCATATCACTCAAATTTTCATTTACGTTCCGGTTGATGATAGCTTCTGTGTTGTCTTGAACGACAATTACTTCATTGTTGGCGTCTCCTTCTCCTTCTCCTTCTCCTTCGTCATCAACAAAGACCAACTTTGTTTTCCGGGGGACAACCGCCTTTTTAGTTTCTTTTGGTTCCTTTGGTTTGCTAGGTTTCGGTTCTTTTGGCTCCTTTGGTTTGCTAGGTTTCGGTTCTTTTGGCTCCTTTGGTTTGCTAGGTTTCGGTTCTTTTGGCTCCTTCGGCTTCGGTTTAGTTTTCTTTACTATCGGAACGACTTCTTTTTCTTTGTCTTCTTTTTCTTCTTTTTCTTCCTCGACCTGGAGAGGAAGAACCTCCTCAACCGGGACTACTGGCGCTAAAACTAGTTTTGTAGATATTTTTCGTATGTTTTGTTTTGTCGCCTTCTTTTTTTCCTTTTTCTCTTTCTCTTTCTCATCCTCTTCCTCTCCCTCATCCTCTTCCTCTCCCTCATCCTCTCCCTCATCCTCTTTTTTCTTCTCGTCCTCTCCCTCTTTTTCTTTTTCTTTTTCTTTTTCATCATGTCGAGATTCGTAATACTCTTCAAAATCGATTTCGACTTTCTCTGTATTGACATTTCGAATTTTCTTATACACAAAATACCTGTTCAAGAACGAAATTCTTTTTTCGTTGGCAGTCATTTTATTGGCCTGGCCATAATCCCTACTATTCGCCTTGTTTTGTCGGATTTCATTCTCCATCGCCGTGTACAGTTCGTTGAACATTCCACTGCTGTTCGGAAGCCCGCTACCTTTCAAATCAAACTGCGTTGCCAATTTAAACCCATACAGCTCTAACACCCTTGTCAGGTACTCAAAATTTATCAAATATTCAGAGAACATTTTGTTGATTGATTCCTGATAAACATCAATCCTGTATCCAATCGAGCTTGAATCAGGCTTCAACGAATCTGCATTGTACTCCTTCACAATCTCCCAGACCTTGTGACCGTCTTCCACAATTTGGACACTCTCCCCCCTCTTCTTGTTTTTCAATTCGTTGAACACGCGACTCCCGTCATAAGAAGTTCCAATGAAATAACCATCTAGTTTTGTGCACTCTGCAAGATTCTTCATGAACCCCTTGAGTGTCTCGGGCGTTTTCAAGAAATAATGCAGCGCAAATTGGCAAGACGATATGTTGAACCCACCATCACCTTTGCCGTACTGGCGAAAGACCGCGGGTCCAAGTTTCTCCTTGTCTTTTGCGCCACGACCAAAGACAGCATCTGTTATGAGTTTGGCCTTGTCGTCCAACATTGCAGTCCCATTTTTGATGTTGAATGAACTGTCTCCATTCACAAAGAGAGCATACGGGATGTTCTTGTTGTTTACCCGCGATTTTAAGTAGCGAGCACAAGCACCGTCCAACTTGTTTTCAAGGTTGTCCTTGTGGATGTCCACTCCGAACACAAACGACAATTCCGCACCAATCCATTTTGGCAAATCCCCGGCTTTTCCACACGCATAATCAATCAAGGTGTCGCCTCTTCTTGCCACGCTCTGTATTAAAATCTTCTTTACAAATAAATTGTGGAATTTTTTCATTCCGTCGGTGTGAAAGACACCCGAACTACTGTTGTAGTATATATCTTCGCTAGATTCAATGTTGGGTATATTGAACCCCGTTTTTAGCATGGATTCCTCCACAGGATTGTGAATTGATTTCCAAATATCATTCGCTACGTGGTACGCGTTCCCGAAATTAGTACCGCCTTGCAACATATCGGCAGTCTTATCATACCGAATCCTCAAGGGCACCCATCGCATTCCGGCATCGCGCGCCATATCATATCTGAATTCGACAATCGTATTGTCTGTGAACACTTGGTTTTCTTGTGTGAACATTTGGTTGGTTCCATTGTCATCCTTTTTCAAGAGTAGATTGCAAATTCCCGCACTGCTGTCGTAAGGGTCTGTCGGATAAAACTGGAGTGGAATCGCCTTTCGACTGTACTTGTCCTCGTTGTTCTGGTCGGACAAATCGTATATCTCGCTCAAGAGGCTTTGGCATGGATTTGGGTAGGTGTGTTCACCCGGAATAAACGTGCATTTCAAGTGGAGAACCTTGTATTCTTCGAACGGCGCATCAGATTCTAAATTCACTCCGTTGACGTATTTTGTTTTCACCAAGTCCTCATTGTTTGGACCTTTTACTGTCGTTACGGCAAAATCAACCGTATTGAAATCAGGTGGTTTCCACTTGAACGATTTGGTCCACGTAATCTTTTTCTTGGGACCGGCTACATCTGCTCTGTCAGAGCCAACGCCTAAACTAGACGGCGTAAATATCAATCCGTCGGTTTCGTAATCAAACCGTCCTTCGCTCGCCTTATCGAGAATAATTTTGCACGCATTGAAAATCGTGTCATTTGGATTAGTGGGATAGTAAAATTCCTTCGCCATAATGTTGATGGGAGACAACATATTATCTAGTTCTTCCAGTGGTGCACCTTTGGCGGCTTTGCTCTTCTTGACGCGAAATGTTTGGACTTCATTCGGCTTCAATTGTCGAATCAGCGATTTCAACAAGTCGAGTCGGTATATCTTCTTCTCTGAATCTTTCTTGTTGTCTGCATCTTTATCTTTATCTTTATCTTTATCTTTATCTTTATCTTTCTTCTTTTCTGTCATGACGAAAGGGAGCGCCCTCGTATCTTCTTTTTTCAAATAATAAATATCAAATGCTGCGTATAAATTCAAACTCTCCCCCATTTTGTTGTGTGATATGAGCTCCCCATCGAGCAGCGATTCGAAGCAGTCAGTGTTTTTTGTAATCGCTCCAGTAAATATTACATTCATGTTTGTATTGATAAGGTAGATATAACCCCGGTCGTTGATGAACAACAAATGGCGGTCTCCGTCAGCCTTTTCGGTCACCGTGTAATTGTTCCTAATATTAGTCATTGTAAAATTCTCATCAACCGGTGCGATATTTTCCACATGCAGTGTAATCGAACTTGGCCCTATGAAGTGACTGTTGCGCACCTTGTTCTTGTAATCATTCGGATTAAAATCTTTTCCGTGTATCATTTGCATGTAAGAGTTGATGACAGATTTTTGCTCCGAATAAGACACTGGATAATTGGTTTGTTGCAGCCCAGATAGTACTGTTTTTATAACCTCCCTCACGGAGGTTGCTATCTTTTCCCACGTATCAAATTCCGTACCAGCACCAATCAGTCTGTTGTCTACCTCAATTTCGATTTCGTACAGCGGCTCGTTGTTAAACACGTTCGACTCAGCGACGCTCTTAACCAGTTTCATCGAGTGGCGCTTTCCGCTCTCCATGTCACCGTACTTTACAATACTTACGTCGACCTTGACAGGATATTTGGGATTCGTAAAGGTTACGCGGTTCAAGTAGCGAAACCCTTTCTTGTATTTACTCCAGTCATCGATTATTGTTTTGCGAATAGCAGGAACCGGCTTCTCTTCTATTTGGAGCGACAATTTGAATTGAAAATCATAATTATCAAACTTTTCGACGGGTTTGTTCAGTGTTTCGTTGAAGAGTCGTTTCTTTTGTAGGAAATTGACATAATACGCACCGGCGCCTTGGTTGACCAAGTCGGAAATACTGTTTGTTTTGCAATAAAGTTGTATGTAATCTAAATCATTGACTTCGACTCTGATAGGAGATTTTGTAATTTTTCCGACTTTAGTATTCATGAACTGTGTTTCGATGCGCAAACTGTCAAGGCCGCGTTCGTTGTAACAAGTAAAATCGCAGGTTTTTAACTTTTTGATGACCCTGTCGTAATCTGATTTCGTAAATTTCTTCGGCCCACTGTTGAATCTGACTTCTAATTCTAATTCACTTGTGGTTTTAGACGCGTATTTTGGCATTTCGTCGAAATATTTTTTTACAATGTCGTCAAACCCCCTTTGATAGTTGATTTTAGCCGCAGCAGTAACCTTATCTTGATACTCACCATCTGAAGCGATATCATCATCTACGTCGACATCATCGTCATCCAACTCAATTGCGATATTGACCTCAGCTGCCGCTGTAGAAGCAGGAGCAGGAGCAACTGCAGAAGCAACATCATCGACTTTTTCTTTTTCTTCTTCGTTTTCTTCTTCTTTTTCGTTTCTTCCCGTATCTTGTAAATCTTTAATAGAAGACATAAATATATATATATTCATAACATTTATTTTATATTGTTTATCATTTTTTTATAAATATTGAACAATTGATTCATACAGGTCACTCTTGTTCTTCTGCTTATTCGTTTCCGTGTTCACAGTGTCAATGTTAAGTTTCTTGCAAATATCAACCAGGTCAGGCAACTTGTATGATGAGATTGACTTTAGCGGCTTGTCGAAATTGTCAATGCGAAACAATGTGGATTTGTATTGTTCAGACTTGATTTTTGAGCCAACTTCATATCCAAACTTGTACTTATCTAAACAATGGATGATGTGGAATTCGTCACCGTCGTTCATCAACAATTCGTAATACGTGTGTTTCTTTATAAACATTACATTGATATTTTCAAGGACACACATCGTAAGCATTGTCTGCACATCAATCTTGTCATCGTTTGCTAGTTTACTTTCTACGTGGGTGAGCGTGGCCAATTTGTACGACTTTACGAGTTGTTTGGTCTTCCTTAGCTGCTCAACATACTCAATCTTGATTTTCTTCTCTACAATGAAATTGCGGTGCTCCAACATTTCATAGTCTGTCATTCCATTCTTCATGATAAAAAAACACCAGAATAGTGAGTCCTTCTCGCGAGGCTCGAATGGACGATTTTGTTTGGCGGTGGTGTCTAATTTTTGCAGATGATGTCTGGTCTTTTTAATAGTGTCGGGTGCGCGCGTGTATGCTTGCTTCAACGACAGGGAATTTTGAATTGTGTTCTCTGTCAACATATAATCTTGTAATTTTTTCAATACATCATTATAATTGTCTTGTTGTTCGGTTAAAAAATTCATTTGTTTATAGATACTTTGGAGTTATCTTTATTATCTTTTGTAAAATATATATTCTTGAATTCCTCCTTTTGCTGCTCTACTTGGTGTAGCGTGTTCTCTTGAGTATTCACATATTTGATGTATGTTGTGAGTTCGTCGATGATTTCCTTGTTGAGGTCCGACAGATTTACGTGAACCCCATACTTGTTTTCGTTCAGCGTTGCATCCTTGTTGTGGTTGAGAATCCGCAGAACCTCTATTTGATTGAATTTGTTCATGTTTTCAATTGCGTCGCGCACATAATTCAGCTCGCTGACAGACAAGTTATTAACCTTGCTGTTGGATGTTGTGATTTCATATTCCATCGTTGAAAAGTAACTACTGTATAAGAAATAAATAGGAATGTTTCTATATTATTATTATTATTGTACAAATACAAATATGCATTGTTTCGTTCTACGCCGGCTTTTGTTTGTAGTATGTCTTCTTAGGTTTCACCAACTCACCTATGATTGAAATAAATTTGTCGTTGAGTTCGAATCGCTGGCCTATAACCCGCGCTCTGAAAGTTTCGTCCACTTTTATATCGGAAAACTCTGCAACGTTGTAGTGGTGGTCCCTTGCGATGAAAACGACGAATGGTGAAGGGGACTCAGTCGAACTTTCTGCGCGGATGCCAGCTTTGGTAATATTTTTGGCAACACAATCAATGAGCGTGTTTGCAACAGTGAAGCAGACATCACATTCAAATATCACCTCGAATGAAACGCTGCTTCCTTTGTGAAGCATTCCGCTAGAATACGTTATAATTGTGCACGAATCCGGTTTGATGTAGCCTTCTACAATGCAGCGCCCTTCAAACATGGCCTTTATTGTTTCGCCAATAGTAGCATTCAAATCTTTTCCAATCGCAGTAATCGGCAATGTGATGTTTCGCGTAATCAAACTTTTCGAATAAACAGACTCTGGTTCCCTCTCTCTATTCTTGGGTTTTGATTTGAAGTCCATTCCGGTATAATATATATAGATTTTCTTTTAAGGTATTTTGAATGTATATTTTAATTTAAACCATCATTTTTTTATTCAAACGCGTTAAACCACAAGTTCGCGCGTGCATTCACTTGTAGAACTTGTAATGAATCGCCATATCTGGCGTAACAAAACATTTTTTCTTATCTTTGCTGGTGTCGTTGTAGTAGCGCATTAAAAATTCAAACGCTATGCAGAGTTCAGTAGAAGAGGTTTTCTTATCCTTGCCTTCCAGGAGACTGCTGTACAATCCTTCCTTTATGCTATTCAGCTTGTCGATGAGGGTATCCTTCTTCATTGTTGTGCATGCAGCACCAGTATCGCGCTTAGATGTGATATCCTTTGTTTTGAAGGTAAGGTCATTGTTCTTTCCGTAATATCCAATGTAACCAACTAAAACTTTATACTCATTTTCGTTGATACCGGGGTCCTTGTTTTCGTTGAACTTTCGTATGTCTTCCGGTTCGGCATCAACCCATTTGTCGTTGGATTGCAGTTTCACAATCTTAAGCTTTGTTACATCATACAGAATCATGATTGAAACACCGCGTCCGATTTTGACTTCGTTCCTTTGGAAATACGTTTTCATGAAGAGTTCGTTTGATTCGTTATCCACATTTTTAATCGAATACAAGTAATTCATCAGGTCGAGTTTATCTTGGAATCTCAAAACCTCAATTTCATGGTTTATCAAATAAGACATTAGCTTGTCACTGATGCCTGGCTCTATGCCTATCAGCGCGTTCCACATGACGCCCATGTGCTTGTACCAGTTGTCCGACTTTCTCTCTACGCTTGTTTTTTCACGATACTCTTCGACTGTTTTTATATTGTCTTCAATGTCGTTGAACACCTTTTTGCCGTTGATGTTATAGTCAGTTGCAATTTGTGGTGCGGGTTCCTTCTCAGGGAATATGAAATCTATCGTATTGTGTTTGAAATCGATTGGAACAGACCGGTCATAAATCGAGGCGTTCTTGTCTCGTAGTTCAATCGGCTGAAAGAGATAATATTCGCCTAGATTAACAAGCCGTCCGGTTCTTTCGTATTTGTCGGTTACTGTCTCACCGCTGTCTTCAATCAATTGCGTTAGCGCATGATATATGTGCTCAATAGGATAGACGCGCGGTCCGTGATTTATCAACCCAATCAACACGTCCTTCTTGTAAAAGAAATTCTCCTTCATAAGCTGTCGAATTTTCTGCATGATTTTGTCAGAGTTGATAGACATGTTGTTCTCGGTGTACGTGTCCTCGTTCAAGTCAAGCTTGTCCATGTTTGGTCTGCATTCGTAGCTGCACGTTTCCTGATAATCACACGACGATGAAAATGGAACATCCCCAACTTTGAAATCTTTAATGACAACCCCTGTAGACAAATCCTGCTCGATTTTATCGTCGAGTTCGCTCTCCATGTTTTCTTGCGTAAAGTTGGTTTGCTCGTGATTGAGGACACAATCGACGGCTGATTCTTTCAATACGCGACTCACCTTGCCTATTTTTACAGCCTTGTGCTCGGCAGAACGATACACGTACAAGTCTGCGGCCTCTTCCTCGTTTTCTTTGCCGTTTACACTGCCTAGCAAGGTTCCGTGCATGAAAATTTGGACGTTGCGCTTGTTGAAATCCAAATCCTTGTGACTGAAGCTGCGAACAGCGCGACCTATAATCTGCTCTAACCGATTCATGTTGTACCAAGGCTCCAGGATGTGCACTTGCCGAATGAACTTGAGGTCTATTCCCTCCGAACCGGCCATCGAAATCAGGACAACCTTGACACTGTTGCCGTCTTTGTTTTTGATGTCCGTTAGGGCCTTAATCTCTGCTTCGTTGTTGGGCGACAATCGCGCATCGCCAGTAATCATCGAATACTTGTATTTCTTCTCAAATATGGACTTTGGTGATTGCTTGAACAAGGATTTGCCTCCGCCATCGTTATATCTTGCGATTCCTAGCTCTTCAAGCGCAAGCGCCATCGGGATGAGACCGCTGCCGAGAAACGCCGAATAAATAAGTATGATGCCGTCTGAAACCACATTTTTTTTATTGACAATCGACTCGATGATGCATTTGATTTTTGAGCTGTGCTTTCCAATTAGGTCGCGAGAGAATATCCGACCGAACTCGTCGACATTCTTGTATTCGAATTCGCCTCTTGTCGATTTATTCATGGTAAATCGCATTATTCTCTTGAGACCATCGTCTCCTGTTAACTGTTTGGGATTGATGGTTCCGTCATCGGACTCTCCTTGTAATATCTCTCCTTCTTCCTCTAATTCTCCTTCTTTTACTTCTCCTTCCTCTCCTTCTCCTTTCTCTCCTTCTCTTTCTCCTTCTCCTTTCTCTCCCTCTCCTTCTTTTTCTGCTTCTCCTTCTCCTTCACCTTCTACTTCCTCTACTTCTCCTACAACCCCTTCACCTTCTTCCTCTTCATCTTCCTCTTCTGCTTCCTCTGCCTCTTCTTCGCTATATTTTGTAACCGGAATGTCTTTCATTTTAGCTTTCATCCCCTTGATTGGATACGATATAATCAGGGATTGCAGCAGTGGCTGCAACAGTGTATACCCAAACGATTTCATTTCTGAGAAACTGGGCATCTGTCTCTCCTTTTCATTTTTCGTAAAGAAAGAAAACGACTTGTTTCGCAAATTGTTTATGATATACCTGTACGCGCAATATTGGCATTCGCCACAGCACTTGTCTCCGCACTTACCGCAATTTCCAATTGTTGTCAAATACAACTCCAAAATGCGGTCCTTATCTTGTTTTTTTATTCTCTTCAAGTTCATCTGATACGATGGATACGCGTTATCTTTGCCAAATGTGTTCTCTTTTGCAAAGAGAGGTGGATAAACCCTGTAGGGAAACGTGTACGGATTCTCTCCTCTGACAACTGAGATGTAACCAGTGGCCTTGCGGACCAGTAAATCTTCGCCACCTTCTTTAAAATCTCCATTCCTGTCAAAGACGTCGCTCACTTCGATTCGCCCACGACGGTCGTTCATGTTCATCAAGTTCAACAGCCATATAATTTCCTTGTAGCTATTGTACATTGGAGTGGCGGACAATAAAAGAAAGCGCATGTTTTCTGCAGTACGTACAAGAAGCTCTACGTTGTTGGCGACCTTCTTCTTGTCTTGGTCTTGGGTCTTTCGTATGTTGTGCACCTCATCAATTACAATCAACCTGTCGTCAAATTCATTTTGCAATCGTTCTTTATTCTCGATTATGTAATTTGCGAATGTTTCGTATCCCATGAAACTGTAATATTTTGCGATAATCTTGTCAATGTTTGAAACCAGTTTTTTCTTCGTCAAATCTTTCGTGTTCATCGGATTGACCTCTTTGATTAGTTTATTGCCGACGCATCCCCCAATCGTCCACAACCCACCAGCTTCCTTCAATTTACGTTCGTCGAACAGTTGCAACCGGAAGTTGTGTTGGACATTTTTGGAAGCCACTATGATGATTTTCTTGGTAATCCCGACCTGCTTCATGTAATCGCGCATTTCCTCGCAGACGCCAATTGCACTGCACGTTTTACCGGTTCCTAGACCATGGTACAAGAGCAAACTATTGTAGGGGGTCTGAAATGACAGAAAGTTTTTGACAAATGCCTGATGAGGTTGCAGTTCGAAACCGGATTTCGACAACAAGTCGGCGTGTTCTTCGAGGTTAGGATGTATTTCGCCGTCATATTTAGTATCGTTAAACTCCTTCTTGTTTGTAATTTTAATGTTGAAATCAGCATCATTCAAATTCGGATACAAATACGTGTTGTCGGGTTGGTCGCCGATGCAATTTCTCTCGACGAGCTCTTTTTTCAACAAGAATTTATTGCATTCGGAAGAATAATAATCCGAACCAGAACACGTTAACCCCTGTGCGTCTTGAGACAAGTCATAATCGCATGATGCTTTAGTGGTCTCTGAATCTGCAAGTGGTATACTTTCTTTTTCTTTTTCTAACAATCGAGACTGTTCACGAGATTGTTCTTTTTCTTGTGCCACTTGTAGTGGTAATACTGGTTGCATCAATACTTCTTCTTGTTGTTGTTGTTGTTCTTCTTGTTGTTGTTGTTCTTCTTCTTCTTCTACGAATTCAATTTTTTCACACACCCCCGTTCTAGGGTTACGTCTTGTTTTCTTGGGACATCTCTTTGTCGGTCCTCCGTCTAATCCCTCAATTCGTTCACATTCATTTGTAACTGGATTATGCCGCGTTTTATTGGGACACCGTTTTTTTCTTTGTTTTTCTTCAATACCATTCATATTATATACTATGAATATAATCTATATTCTTGCAACACCTTATTTATATTTACAATGAGTCTCTTCTTTTCTAAATTATAAGGTCTGATTGACTTTAAACACTCGTCAAACGTTTTCCACTCAATCTTGCTGACCTCTGATTTTTGATAATTGCACAATAATTCCTCGGTCTCGTTCATGTACGCTAAAAAATACTTGTGCTTGTATGATTTGTGATTGGTGCCTATGAAAATCTCTTCAAATGGCATAATGTTTTCAATCACTGAAATCTTGGTTTGAGAAATCCCAGTTTCTTCCTGGAATTCTCGTAGAGCGCAATCCAAATCTTTTTCCTTGTGGTCTCGACGCCCTTTGGGGAACTCCCACTCAGTTTCACCCCACTCCGTTGTGCTGTTATTCACGATATCGCGCAGAGTAATTTTGTTGTTGCCGACATAAACACCATTTCTTATAGACTCGTTCTTTCTCGAAGATGCGTACTCTTCGCTCCTGTACTGCGACTTCGATGCGTCTCCCCACATCTGTTTCCACAATTCGTCGAATGGGTCATTCAATATTTTCTCCTTTTCAAGCACTGACATTTCGTTAACACTATTTTGGATTTGATGAATGTTGTAAGGAGAATATTTACCTCTCAAATAGTCAATGTACCCAAAACTGTCCTTGCGTCGAATCATCAAAAACTGCAATCCCTTGTTGCTCGACCTAAACAGTATAATTCCGTAGCTAGTGATAGGCAATTTGCACTGGTGAAACATGTGACCTTGTTTGCCGCAATTATTGCATAGATTGGTTAATTTATTCATAATCGTGTAAATTATTACTTATTCCTTATTAAAGGAATAGTTTTAAACCCTTTACACCATTGAAGATTTCACGTGCCTCGTTTGGATGGATGCATTGCAGAGAATCGGTATTTAGAAATCAGAAATTAGAAATAGAAGAATGTGTTTTATTTCGAAACCTTTTTTAACGGTTTGTATATATGACTTATCTAGACGCAAATGTTTGGGGGCCACGCTATTGGTTTTTGTTGCACACAATTTCAATGACTTATCCAGACAACCCCAATGCGGTTACGAAACGAAAGTACTACGATTTCATTCAGAATATGCCACTGTTTATACCAGTGGAAAAAATGTCGAGCGATTTTAGTAAACTAATAGACTTATATCCTGTTACGCCATACCTAGACAACCGCGAATCATTTATCAGGTGGACTTGGTTCATACACAACAAGATTAATCAGAAATTGGAGAAACCGAGCGTGACATTGAGCGAATTTTACATCAAGTATTACGATGAGTACAAGCCAAAGAACATTAAAATGGCAGAGTATTACAAAATAAGAGAGAAGGTCGTGTACTGCGCAATTATAGCATCGATTGTCGGAACGATTTACTATTTGTACGACAAGTAAATAATATAGATATATATATATCTATGGATGACACGAAAGGAGGCAAGGTTATCGCTTCTGGTGGATACGGGTGCGTGTTTAGTCCAGCACTAATGTGCGTCAACGAGACAAACCGAGCGCCAGACTCAGTCAGTAAATTGATGACTGTTGAACACGCAGATGATGAGTACAACGAAATAACAAAGTACAAGTCGAAATTGAATAGAATTCCAAATTACAAAAAATACTTTATGATTGACGGTATTTCAAAATGCAAACCATCAAAGTTGATGCCGGGTGATATGGTTGATTTTCCTTCAAAGTGCAGAGCATTGCAAAAGGACAAGATTACATCTAAAAACATTAACGAGTCGCTGGATAAATTGACGCTGCTGAATATCCCTTTTGGAGGGGTTTCCGTGGACGATTACATTCATTCAACTGTGACAAATACAAACGCCAACATCAGCAAACTAAACACGAGCTTGATTGACCTCCTAGTTAACGGAATACTTCCGATGAACCAGATGAATATCTATCACGGGGATATTAAAGAACAGAATATACTAGTGCTTGACAAGGAGAAAGAAAAAGAGAAAGAAAAAGAATTCAAGACCAGGCTTATCGACTGGGGTCTGTCGTGTGAGTATGTGCCTGGCAAGGGCCAGCGCATCCCGGCGACGTGGAGGAATGCACCTCTGCAATTTAACCTGCCGTTCTCCGTGATAATAATAACAGATTCGTTTGTTGATATGTATTCCGAGTATATTCGACGTGGTGGGAAAATAGATGCGAGCCGATTGAAGCCATTTGTCGAAGAATACATACACTATTGGTTTAAAAAGCGTGGCGTCGGCCACTATCGCGTTATAAACGAAATAATGTATTACTTGTTTAACCACGACATTCAAAGCACAAAAGACGACAAGGAAAAATGGCAGTTTGTTGAACACAACTATACGTTACCGTACATTGTAAATTACATTGTGGAAATATTGGTCGTTCACAGTGCATTCTCGGAAGACGGCAGATTCTTCATCAAACCATACATAGACAATGTGTTCGTCAAGTTGGTAGATGTCTGGGGACTCGTAATATCGTATAATCCTCTGCTTGAGGTTATGAATCAGAATTACAATAACTTGTCGCCGCAACAGATGAAAGTATTCAAATTGTTGAAATCAATATTCATAATATATTTATTCAGACCTCAAGTAAAACCAATCAATATACCGAGTTTAGTGAAACAATTGTCCAAGATTAGCAACATATTGGACGACAGACCCCGCGTGCGTAACAAGTCAAGTTTGGTTTCATCTGCATTTGCATCTGCTGTGAAAAACAAAAAGAACATGACGAGAAAACGGTTTGCCGTCTCCGTAATGTCCCATTTGAAAAAACGAATCAGTTTACACAAAAGAAGGGGCAAGAGGATTGTTTAGACTAACAAAAAATAGCAAAATAGCAAAATAGCAAAATCGCAAAATAGCAAAATAGCAAAATCGCAAAATAGCAAAAAAACAAAAAGAAAAAATAAATGCGTAGTATATAAATGGGTTCGTTTGATGTTAATAAGCTTTGCACACCTTCCAGGGTCTATCTCTTTATTTCGGTTTTTTCGTGTCTGATTGCGTTGTTCAAGAGTGTAGCGGTTAGCACCGTGCTGGTTCAATTCATGTTCGTTCTTCTCTGGACGTTTGCCCTGAACTGGTTGTGCAGCAAGGGATACAAGAGCGTTTCTTGGTTCCTGGTTGTCCTGCCGTACGCTATGCTCTTGTTCGGAATGGTCGCCACGACCAGCATGGTGGCTACGGCTCCTAAAGTCACCAAGGAGGGACTCATTGTCTAAGCACGCCACGCACGCCACGAACACACACCCACCAAAAATATTTTATTCAACGAAATTCAATAAAATATGTATATTTGTTTACGCAATTTCGGTTCCTACCTCAAGAAGCGCATGGGGATACAGAAAAGTGTGTGTATCCCCATAGTTCCGTTTTGACGACATTCCAACCGTCCTCACTCAAATCATACTCTGGGTTCGTCTCCAGTTTATCTTTCAACTCTTTCGGCATATCAAGCGGATATTCAACACCGCACTTGCTAAAAACGACATATTCCAATTCACAATCAGGATATTTGTTATTCAGATATTCAATCATGTTCTCGCCGAACACGCAATCTATGTTAATAACGGGCTCTTCATCGCATTTTATTATGATTTCCGCTGTACGATAGTATCGCTCAATCGTGAAAGACTTTCCCTGGCGATTAATATAGATTGTGCGCTCGCTGACATTCTGTTCATATTTCGGATTCACCAAATACTCCTTCATTTACATCATTGAATAGTTTATTGTGTCGTATAATACGTAATCTTAAAGACCGACTCCTGGGTCGGTTCGCGCGTGTGTGCACTCGTCAATAGAGAATGTATCTGCTCAGGAACTTTGAACAATCGGGAGGCAAGTAGTCATTGTGATACGCAGATATCCTGCTGATTTGGTTGTTTGGTCTGTCGAACAAATCAGCAGCGCTGCTTACTCGCTGTTCGATTTTATCCAAGTCCGTAAATTCGCGATTGTTGAGCTCTTGATGTGAGAAATTCTCAATTTTATTTTTGATGTAATTCTTGTCACCAAAGTACGAAAGGTGCCAGCCTCCGCGCTGAAAAATGGGGCACCTCAAGTGTCTGTAGTGTTCGAATTCCAATCCGACCTCTTTGTACATGCCGAATGAAACTATTTTCGCCAAGTGCCACGGCTGCATGATTTTAGAGTTCAAGTTGTAGTAATAAAAATCCATTTCAAGCACATTCAAGGAAACGAACGTCTTTTGGGTTTTGATGTTTGTCAATAATGCGGGGTCGGGTATCTCATCAACGTCCGTTACAGTGATAATGTCGTCGTCGCTCAACGCGATTTTGGATATGCCGCGCGCAATGCAGTTGCGCTGGTGGTGCTCGTTGCTCCACTGTTGACCCTTCTCCTCGAAAACCGCATATTTGATGTTCGGATGAACGTGCGGGAAATCATCTACAATCACGTGGATGATTTTGTCGAGGAATTTAACAAATGGTGCAGTGTGTTTAATTTGTTCGAAAATACAGCTCTTGGTCATTCCTGCAAAGGTGTGCGTCGCCTCGACAATGACAAAATAGTCAACGACGCCGTTCAATATATTCAATCTGTACTCCAACAACTCGACTTCATTGTAAAAGAGGAAACAATCTATAATTTTCATTTTGTAGTTATTTAATAGATTATTTTTAACTTGTTATTATATAGAATGAGATTGGAAATTTTCGTGTTGGGAATAACTGCATTTTTTATATACAATACCTATCACGATGGCAAATACTCGAAGATGTTATTGTCGTTCAAAAAATATTATCAGATGATTTTCTACCTAGCCTTGGGAGTTGGGGTATACTTGATGCTGAAGCGGAATCCTGCTCAAGGAAGAAAAATGCTTGTCTCTGCTAACAATGTGGTAAAATACATGCCAATTGATAAGTCATCAATTGAAATGCTGTCACCCATTTTCGATTTCACATCGTCCGGGTTCATGGATGAGTCGTCTGGAGGGGGAGGAGGGGGAGGAGGAGGAGGAGGAGGAGGTGACTACCAGTACAATGACAACAATCGCGGAGAGAAGCGAATGCTCGGCTCTGGGAAAAATGCCAATACGCGGTCTGTTAGCGGAATGAAGAAGAAATATGTAGCGTCAAATCAAGATTGGAAGTGTGGTCAATGTGGAAAGCAGCTCGATTATACTTTTGAAGTTGACCACAAAATTCGATTGGAGCACGGTGGTGGCAACGATGTGCAAAATCTGATAGCGCTTTGTCGCGAATGCCACGGGAAAAAGACTGTGCTTGAGACGTTTTAGTTTTCATCGTTGTTGGAAGAAATATAATATTATAATAATTTAAGTATAATGTCGTCTTCAGCTTCAGTAAATCAACCATCAACAACGAATTCGCTTTTGAATATAAATCAACCATATGTATACCTTCCCCTGATTTCTATTCAAACGCTCTTGGTAATAGTAATAATTCTTTTTGTCTTTAACAAAGAATTGCTATTGTCAATCTTTACATCGACAACGTACAATGGAACTAAATCAGCACAAGCAAATGTAGCAGAAACATACATTGTTCTGATTACCGTTTGTATGATTGTGACATTGTCGATTTATTTAATCCCCAACTTGAACAATATCAAGGAAATCTTGTTGCAAATTGACAGCGTGCTTTATATTGTAATATTCACAATAGTCTTGAATGTTGCATTCGTTATGATACCATCAGATAAACTAAACAGTTATGCTCACATAATAATGCCGATAACGGTTGCGATTGCATCCTTTTTGTTTTATCTTGGATTTCAAACAAACAGTGCTGGATTAGGTCAAAAATTGAATTATGAAGTGGTTAAGGCTATGGTATTGTTCGTTTGTTTTATAGCTCTGACAAGTTTGTTTTATTTGGTGGACCCCGGAGGATATCTGAAAAAATATGCAGGACAGTCTCTCTTGCTCGGAATTATAATGTCTCTGTTTGCATTTCTATACATGATTTCAATTGTCACACTACCTGGCACTTCGATGTTCAGAACAGGGAGAAGTGGACAGCCTTCGGTGAGCAAGGGTTCAATTTTGACATTTGCAATGTTTCTGATTCTAATTGCATACGGCATGTACAATTATCCTGGCGGGTTTTTCAATGACAAATCAACATCGGCAACTGTACTGATATTATTGTTGATTGTCTCTATAATATGGGCAATGTTCACGTTTTCCAAAGCAACCGTAAGTGATACAAACGCGTCGCAAATCGCTGAAACAATGGCACTGTTTAAAAAATCACTTTCATACTCGTTTGGATTTTCGGTGGGTGTAGTATTATTAGCATTTGTTCTTTATTATGCATTTAAATTCAAAACAACCGATACGAAGAGTTATGTTGGATTGCTAATCAACTTGTTAATATTTGGAATTACGCTTTCGTTGGTGTATAAGGCATTGGGGGGTAGCAGTGGTAGTAGCGGTAATGGTAATAGCGGTAATGGTAATAGCGGTAGTATAAAAGAAATCGTCGGTAAAATAATCCGCATACTAACGTTTCCATTTGCGTTGATGCAACGGGTATATTTTGAACAATCACTTGCATCCGATAATTCGGACGGTGCTATGACGGTCTCTGTTGCAGTTATATCGCTCGTCGTGTTAGCTTCAGTTGGATATTTCGCGTATGATAAAGTGTACAGTAAAGTGAATGCTCAAGGCGGTAAGGTCCTGCTTGATAAACCAATTTCTATTAGCGAGGTAACTACGTTGGGTGATTACAAAAAGTTGAATGGAAGTGACTTTGGAAAGAATAAAATGGGAGGAGGTTTGATACAAGACTACGATACTTTAAATCAATATAGAAGTGAAGCGAAATGGAATAAAATAAGTGAAATAGTTGAAGAGAATAAAATAAGTGAAATATTTGAATGGGGGTGGAATAAAAAAAAAAGTGATGTGATACAAGACGACAATAATTTCAACTATCAATATGGAATCTCCTGCTGGGTGTTCGTGGATTCAAATCCGCCTAATTCATCAGCATCCTACTCCAAATACACGTCATTGTTAAACTACGGTGGAAAACCTAACATATTGTACAAGGCAAACACACGAACCTTGCTGATACTTTTTGGAGACAATATTCCCTCCGATGAAATCGACGACCAGGAGGAGACTGCGGTCATTAATGGACAAGGAAAAACAACAACGAGCATCATTTACAAAAACGACAAGTTTCTATTACAGAAATGGAACAATATAATAGTAAATTACACGGGAAATACGGTTGATATTTTCCTAAACGGGGAACTTGTCAAAGCATCAATGGATAGAATTGTCCCCATCATGAAATTTGATACTTTAACAGCCGGGTCGGCGAATGGCATTCAAGGTGGCATTTGCAATGTGGTTTATTTCAACAAACCTATCACCAGTCCCAATATATATTATATTTACAACACTGTCAAGGATAAATCTCCGCCAATTACTGATAATACTATTATTTTGGACAGATAAACAAAAAAATCTAATTGTATATTATACAATGTCTGCCTTCGGTATTCTTATAGCAGTAATAGTCATAGTATTTGTTGTGTACTTGATTAAATACATGTTCTTCAACAACTCCTATACGCTTGTTGCAGGACTTCGTAATGGGAGGGATTCGTCTGTAATTGACGCGAATACTTTAGCGAAAACAGGCAAAAACTCGCCGAATACTAACTTTGCGTATTCGTGCTGGTTTTATGTGAACGATTGGAACTACAGGTATGGTGAGCCCAAGATTCTATTTGGACGTATGGGCGGGTCTAGTGTAAAACAAGCTGAGGATGTGTCTTCGGGGGCTAATGTTTCCGTCGCGGGCGTCGAAGGCGTGAATCCTGGACCAGCAGTTATTTTCGACAAGATAAGCAACAATCTTACCATATATTTAGCGTGTTCCGGAGGACCCCAGGCAACTCCCATGCAACTTCACAAGTGCACGGTGGCGAATGTTCCTATCCAGCGTTGGGTTAATGTCGCAATTAGCGTTTATGGAAGGTCCCTCGATGTTTACATCAACGGCAAATTGGTGAAAACATGTGTGATGCCCGGGATTGCCTCCGTAAACAATGATTCCGGTGTGTATTTAACCCCACTTGGAGGATTCGATGGGTGGACATCTCGTTTAGCGTATTACCCGATACCACTGAACCCGCAAGACGCGTGGGCTATTTACATGAAAGGAGCGACGGACTCCATGAACAGTTTATCTTCGTATCAAGTTCAATTATCTTTAGTAGAGAATGGACAACCAAGAAATAGTGTCACTTTTTAAATATTTATTATTTTATTAATATATATGTATTCTCCTCCTCGACCTAATCAAATACCGGGTATGTCGAACATTCGAAATATGTTTAGTGGTCCTACGACTACATCGTCTACATACAATAAATACAAGGATGCTTTCATTCAGTCTAACAGCGTGATTGCCAAATTCGCCTTTCTGATGTTGGTGTTGTTTGTATTTGTCGTTTTGCTGCGTGTTGGAATAATGGCGCTTGTGTATTTCACCAAACCTAATGATTCCCCCAAGCTGATAGATGGTATGATTAACGCGAAACAGATGGTTGTGATTCCGCAGGACCCCACACAAGTAGGGGCAGCAACTGTTTATAAATCGGTGAATGCGAGCGAGGGACTTGAATTCACGTGGTCAGTCTGGATGTACATTGAGGATTTAGTATACAACCAGGACCAGTACAGAAATGTCTTTTACAAGGGTAACCGCAACATAATTACGGATGACAAGGATACAAACAAAGGGAAGAACGCTCCCAACAATGCACCTGGATTGTACATTGCTCCTGGAACCAACAAACTCGTTGTCATAATGGACACGTTTGATATGACAGGAAAAGACATTGAAATTGATAATGTCCCGCTTAACAAGTGGGTCAATGTCATCATAAGGTGCCACAATACCACACTGGACGTCTATGTCAACGGAACGATTGCTAGGAGTATTGAACTGTCGAGCGTGCCGAAACAGAACTATGGTGAGGTGTATGTTGCAGCGAATGGTGGGTTTGACGGATACATTTCGAATCTATGGTACTACAATCGCGCTTTAGGAACAGTGGAAATACAACAAATTGCGAAGAATGGTCCGAGCACAAAGATGGCTGGTTCAAGCGATGTCAATGTGAAAAACAGTAAATATCTCTCGACGCAATGGTATTTTTCTGGTAATGGTACTGGATACAATGCGTAATCGCAACAATTGAAATTACACCATTGAAGATTTCAAACCTTGATTATTTATGCAATTAAATAATCAATCAATATATAAATGACACATGGCTCAAATTATATTCCGAAACCACCAAGGGCTTGGAGTCGAGTCGAGAACGCATGTCCATCAGTTTTAAACACTGTACTTTTGAACGGCCGACCTGTAGATAATCAGATGATTCGCAAGGGAAACGTTTTGCAGTACAAGAAGAACAGCTCGAATTTGACTAAACAACAAAAATATACGCAGATTGCCAAGGGGATGTGGACAAATCGAACAAAGACGTTTGCCACCCAATCGCAAACATACAGCAATCCAAACATGACTAGTTTGTTGCGCGTTGGCTCGACTACTATAGTGAATCCCAATGATTGGCCTGGCTACCCGAACAATATAAGTGGACCCTTTCAGTATGATGTGCCAAATCCCTTCCCGTGTAATCAAACCTTCAATTTGCAAGACGGTGGTCACCTGGTTGGAAATACGCAAGTGAATCCGTGCACTGGTGATATAGTGAAGCAAACCTTTTCTGACCCGTGCAATTTGACATCGAGTTCTGATGTCCCTGGAAAGGTGCAACTTTTGTGCTGGGACCCTAGACTTCAACCATGGTATCCTAGGCAGCGATATATAATGACGAACAGTCTGGATAAATTTCCTCAAGGATATAAAGGGTTTTTGAGCGCAATCATTCCTGTAGTGGCGCTGGAGTCGTCGACATCTACTAGCATTACTCTGAAATGGACGTATTGTTTGCTTGCGTCCAGGGGTTTCTTCAACATTTATCAAAACAATCAAAAAATAAACAGTACAACTGCAGACAATACAACAATAGATAACTTGCCTCTTAATGCCACATATACATTTTATGTTACTGCTGTGAGCAGTTTTCAAACCGAGTCGGGGCCATCGAACGAGATTAGGTTCTCGACTTAGGCGCGAAGCTTTGGGTTCACACAAACGTCCCTGGTTGGGAATATATCGCCTGACATACAAGTGTCGTTGTTACCCACCTTTGCGCACGACCGCACTCCCCTGTCTTCACCTATGAAACACCAACCGCGTTTGCCCGACCCCTTCTGAATATTGCTTGACGACGAATCCTCGTCATACTTATCAGCCGTGCTCTGTGTCTCTTTGTGCGCGTCGTTAGGTGTGTCTTTGCGTTTATTTTTTTTAGATTCGCCTGCAGAGGCCGTTTTTTCACTCGGTTTCTTTTGGTTGATTGTGACATTGTGGAAAAATTGTTTAATAGACTGAATCGACGCATTGTCGGAGTAAACAATATATATGAAGAATGCGGAAACAATCAGGATTACTAGTAGTATCCATTTTGTTGTTGTCATAGTAAAAAATGAACCCTTATCGCTTGCGTAACCGGTGCCCGAAGAACCATCGAGAGCGCCATCTCTCTCTTGTAATATAATACTAACGATATCATTTGGTTTGCTCATTATAATAAAAAGGATATTATTTTTTATTAAAATAGTTTGTTGTTTGTGTTGTTTTGTTTTTTTGTGTTTGTATTTTATTGTATTTTGTTGTATTTTATTGTATTTTGTTGTTTTTTCTTGTGTTTTGTGTGTTTTGTTTTAGTTTATTTGAATGTCAGCAGATACAGGAATTGGTTCAAGTCTCCTAATAGTTCGTCGCGGATGTTCAACAAATCAGTGTCATTCATTGACGCGATAGCCTTGTTTTCATTCAAACCAACTAAATAGTTCTTGAATGATTGTATCTTCTCCTTCAGTTTCTCTTGCGAGTCTAAATCAATAAGCGAAATAGTTTTATGTTTAGTCAAATCAATTCGTGAACCGGTTTTACCCAGAAGAACTTCAATGAATTTATCAAAATTTTCGTTAATGGACTCGTACAGCTCGTCTGTCGCCTTGTGCGTTGCGTAGCTGTGCGTCTTCCAATGAAACAACTTTACCATCATCAGTAATTCAAGAAACTTGACCGTTATCTCCTTGTCAAATGACTTTGATTTCTCGCGGTTAGAAGCAGTCTTTGAAGTCCTCATATCGCGGTTGCGGTTGTGTGACGTCATTCTTTTATTGGTCTTTGTCTTTGTCTTTGTCTTCGTCTTCGTCTTCGTTTTCATATGTAATTTCGTCATGTTTGATTATAATATATGCAAACATAATAATAATCAAACGCGTGGTACGAACGTATCTCCGAAAGTATTCATTTTGTCCAGCTTCTCAATAGTTTTCTCTAAATTGCTTGCCTTCAAATCTTTGAACATGTAATCGGTTCCAGGCGACTCTTCGTTCTGCTTGATTTGTTTGTAAATAGAGCCGACCTTTTTCATCACATTCGACACAACTTCTTTCTGCTTCTCTCTAATAATGTCTTCGTCCATGTTGGGGTTCTCGCAAAGCAGCGAAACGACAAAATACAATATATACTTTCGTTTTCTGTTGCATCCGGTAGTGTATTTCAGTGTGAAGAGGCTCAACAGTGACTTGACCACCTTTTGCACAATCTTGGGTCTCTTGTCGGCCTCGTTGAAAAAAACGTCCCACACAATCCAAACAATGTCCATTTGCGATTTGAGGTCGACAGGAATATTCGTTCTTCTCTCGCACCTGCATTTTTCCTTCTTCAGTTTACATACCGACTCGTATTCGATAATCCATTCTATCCAATAACACGCATTGATTATATTTTTGCAGTCTTGAGAGATATTGTAGGCCAGCTCATTGATTGCAACGAACAACTCTCTCGGGTCGTCTTCCTTGTAAACATCTTGCGCGTACCGTATATTCGGGGCCTTGAATCGCTCGGTCATTTGGGTCATGTCGAAATCGACATTTTTGATTCGAATATTGTCGAAGCTGTGCCTTCGTTTGGCATCGCACAAAACGCACATTATTTCGCAAAACAACCGCCTCACCTTGTCGCTGTTTCTCATTTTCAATTCGTTTCCGATGTATCCGCCTAGTATAATGTCCTTGAAGTTTTGAATTCGAAGCTCCAAGTAAATTGCTATTTTAGGATTGCCTAAATGTATGTGTTTGCTGTAAAACAATAATATGATTTCCCACAATACACCATAGTGCCCGGAACAAATTAGTTCAGCGCTCCAATAACAAGCCGGTTCTATCTTTGAATTTACGAGACTATTTAGCAATTCCTTTTTCACGTCAGTTTGTTTAAATTTGGAAAACGTGACGCCCTTGAAATCACCTTGTTCTCGAATATCGTTAATTTCAGAATCTGACATATAATACACCGTTGGACATTTAAAACTTTATTTTGACGGAAAAAAATAACGCTAATACATATATACAATTCAATGAAATTCAATGCTTCTCCTTCTTTTATAATGAAATCAATAACCAATTCTTACAAGAACATTTCTTCGGTGGGAAAAGTCTTGCTGTTCGTGACAATATTGTTGATAATCACCGTCTTTTTCAGAACGAATAACCGAACCAAACGAGAAGGATACGAGCAGAATGACAAGTACTTGTTCAAAGAGGGTACCGGTATCTACGATGAATTCTATGCAACAATTTACGACTATTTAGTGTTCAACAACTTGAAGGACGATTACGAAGTTTTGGAAATTGTCAACAAGACGAAGCCAACGTCGACCAGCATAATACTTGATGTTGGCAGTGGAACAGGTCACCATGTTGCTAAAATGGCGGAACAAGGGTTGAATGTGACCGGGATTGACATTTCTCAGGCGATGGTGAAAGAGGCGCGCAGCAAGTTCCCTAATTGCAAGTACAAGGTTGGTGATGCGCTCAACACATCTGAGTTTAGAAATAACTCGTTCACTCACATTACGTGCCTGTATTTCACAATCTATTACTTTAAAGACAAGCGACAGTTCTTCAATAATTGCATGGAGTGGCTTATGCCGGGAGGCCATCTGATGATTCACGTTGTTAACCGAGACAAGTTTGACCCGATTTTGCCTCCTGGCAATCCCCTGTATGTCGTCTCTCCGCAGAAATATGCCAAGGAGAGAATTACGCATACAAAAGTTACCTTCAACGAGTTTGTCTACAATTCCGACTTCAAGCTGGACAAGAGTCAGGACAAGGCTGTGTTCGAGGAGAAGTTCACATTCAATGACGGCAAAGTTCGAAAGCAGGAGCAGGTCTTGTACATGGAGCCATCGCAACAAATCCTCAACACGGCGACTGAGGCGGGATTCATCGTAGAGAGTCGAATTGACCTGGTTCACTGCGCTTATGAATACCAGTACATTTACGTACTGTCGAAACCGGCGTAAAACAAGTCAAAAAAATATATGAGTATAGGAATAAATAATAACATGCTTTTGTATTTATTATTTGTATGTGCGGTGATTCTATTTGTGATTATGACGTACATCAAAGTGAAATACGGATTCTGGGTGATGCAGCCAGTGTTTCACGTGTATGACATTTTCTACATGATTCGACCTCCGGGAATAATAAATCACCATCTGCCCGACAAAAACAAGTATACTAATTTCAAGAACATTGAAACCATTGTATTCAATGAATTGTCTGCTCTGCAAATGACGAAATTCATGAATTTCATCAGAATCAATTACCTGCAAAATAAAGACAATGTGTTCGCACCTCTTCTGGAAAACGTCGCTCCGTATTTCACCGGTCTTAGCGACAAAGCATTCGTATCATTTTACACTGAAAATACGCTTCTCATGGACTCAAAAAAAGGCACTACTATAGACGAGAGCGCTATATTGGGCACCATGACGTCGAGACCGGTTAACGTGCGAATCAACAATGGTGGAAGCGACGCTGCATTCGACGCGTATTACGTCGACTACTTGTGTGTTGATAAATCGCAGAGAAAAAAAGGATTGGCTCCGCAGATAATTCAAACACACCACTACAACCAAAGCCACGTGAACAAAAAAATAGTGATTTCACTCTTCAAGAGAGAAGACGAACTGACCGGGATTGTTCCGTTGTGTATCTACTCGACGTACGGATTTTCAGTTACAAACTGGAGGAAACCCGACGACTTGCCGGCAATGTACTCAAACATTGAAATAAACCCACAAAACAGCCACGTGTTGTTCGATTTTATGAAACAGTGCCATTCGAAATTTGACATTGTCATAAACTCTGAGATTTCAAACATTGTTGAGCTAATCAAGACCAATAATATTTATGTCACTGTAATTATGAAAGATGATGCGGTTCAGTGTGCGTACTTTTTCAGGAAGACGTGCGTGTTCATCGAAAAGGATATGGAAGCGCTTAGTTGCTTTGCGTCATTGAACGCGTGTAAAGAAGCAGATGTGTTCGTCCACGGATTCAAAGTAAGTTTTTGGAAGATAGCAGACAAGAATAAGTTTGGGTTTTCGGTGATTGAAAGAATTTCTCATAATGGGGCAATAGTAGACAACTTGATTAAAAAAACCGCTCCGCTAGTAGTTAGTCCGACCGCCTACTTTTTTTACAACTTTGCGTATCATACATTCAAACCCGACAAGGTATTTATACTCAACTAATATTTCACTAATATTTCACTAATATTTCACTAATATTTCACTAATATTTCGATTACTTGTCGCTTGAGGTGTCATCACCAAACGACGCGTCGATTTTCTCATCATCTTCTCCTGCGGCAGCAGCAGCGTCGTCATGTTTAACCGAGTTTTTCTTGTCCTCGCAATCCTGACAAGCCTTTCCAAGCTCAATGTATTGGAGCCTTTGCTCCCTAGTCAGACGACGACACCTGCGGATGTGTCTGTTCGTCAAATTCATGTTGCTTATATCGTGCTTCGTTTCTAGGTTGGATTCGTAAAACTGCGCGCACGACTCCGTCAAGAAGATTTGATTCGTCTTGTTGTAGAATAGCACGGTTTGACCCTCGTCGTTCACCTCGACTATTCCGCACGTACAGTAATCGACGTGCTCGAGGTCGGGGCCATTCCAGCACTTTTTATCAGGGACGTCCACCTCTGAAATATATTCATCAAAAAATTCGGCGGCGTGCTCCTTGTTGTCAAACACAAACAACTTTGGGGGGTTGATACGAATAGACGTCATCCTTGCATTGATTTTTGCGTCGTCCACGTAATTGTATTCGTAACATCCCTCGTGTTTGCAATGGACAATTATATACTTGGTGCTGCCAGTTTTAGCCTTACTGTTAAATTTCGACATTATGACTTGTATATGGTAATACAGTAAATAAGCAAAATGTTTTAAGTCGTTTTTATTTATAGATTCAAGATTCCTATATTCGGTCGTCGACGAAGCTACCGTCTTTAATCCAAGCATCAATTTTATCTCGAGCCTGCTGAGCAAAGTTCGCCGACACAGTATTGTTAAAAAGGTTTCTGTATTTCTTGTCGTATGTCAAATTTCGCAACTGTTCTACTGCGTATTCATATTTATCCTCGTCCAAATCTTTGTTGTGCAAGATTCGGGCTATCTCTTGTTCCGTCAACCTTCTATTTTGCGACGATTCATCTTGTACCCTACGCATCGAGCGGACTGCATTGTTGTCGGGAACAATTGTTATTGTATCAGAAAACATTTCGCGTTGCTTTTTCGTAAATGCGGTCCTACAATAAGGACAATTATAATGACCCCCTTTAAACCAAGTAGCCAAACAATTATTATGAAAATAGTGTCCGCAAGTAGTTTTTACGATGGTCATGTCACCTTCCATCAAACTCATGGAGCATATAGGACATTCCTGGTCAGCCTTTCTGCTTCGGGTTGCTCCTGTGTTTTGTTTGCCTAAACTGTGTCTTTTTACATTTTCTGTGATTGCTCTGGGCAGCGTATTTCTGTTGAAATACAGAAACTTACGCGTTCCTCCACTCCTACTCCTACTCCTAGTCTTGGTCTTATTCTTTGTCTTCGTCTTCATCTTGTTCCGCGTGTATTTCATATATATTACATAAATATAAAATACTAAAAAGTGCTATCGAACGTACTTGCCAACCCTCGCAAACGAATCTACTACGAAAATTATAAATATACCTAGAAAAGAGTACAAAATAACCTCTTCGGTGACGTTGTTAGTTCGTTCATCTTGTTTCTCTTCTATCAAGTGTATCATGTAGTTCAACTTTTGCAACAGTACGTCGTGGTTGTCTCCGCCTCCCATAGCACCTCCGTCAGCTCCTCCTCCACCGTTATTGTAATATTGCCGGTTAATCGGGTTCTTGTAACCAGGTATTACAGCCTTATAATAATCTTCGACACTTTTATTGTTACCATAATTCATCTGAAAATTATTAAGGTCTAAATCATTCCCGCTCTCGCTTTTGGGCTCAGGTGCCCTGCCGGCAACGCGAAATGTATTTTGCGCTGATATCATGTTTTGCATGTTCTCTGTAGCAATCGTTTTGCCGACACCAGATGATTCCGGCATTGGAGGGGGGTGAAAATCACCTAAAGTATCCTCGTCATCTTGAATAGAATTGTGGATTTCGTCCAAGACGGAGTTTACCTTTTCAGTGTTCATCCCCTCTTTAGGATAAGGATATCTCTTTTGTGTTTTATTGTGCGTTTGTCTTTTTTTGTCGATTTCATTTTCATCGCCATTATTGTTATTGTATAATTTTTCATCAAATGGAGCAGCGTACATTGCTAAAGACATTCTTAATAAAAATTTAGATAATAATTTGAAAAACACACTGAAATAGCGAAAAGACTGGTTTGTGCGAAAATATAAATGTTGTGTCAGTCGATAAAAACAAATGTATTATGATGATAAATTAATTGCAATCGATTTATACAACCATTTTATGATTTTATTTAGAAACCAAATAAAATTATATAGTATTTATATAATGAACTTCAAATTGACAGGTAAAAATAAGGTTGGTGGGGCGGCTCTTTTGTTGTTGGTAGTTCTTCTGAGTCAATCGAACTTTTTGGATTTTCTCGTTGATACTGCTTTAGGAAGAGCTGTGTTAATTTTGTTTATCATTGTAATAAGTTACGTCAACAAGATACTGGGTGTGGTCTCTGTACTCATGATTATTGTAATGTTCAACAGCGGTGGATTTCTTGAAGGATTGGAGCTGATGGATAAGACTACACTGGATATACCTCCTCCTCCTGAAATTGATTCTCCTGCTCCTGCAGATGCTCCTACGGTGGATGCTGCTACTATGGATACTACTACTATGGATACTACTACGATGGATGCTGCTACTATGAATGCTACTACTATGGATGCTACTACTATGGATGCTGCTACTATGGATGCTCCTACGATGGATTTTCCTGTAACGGATTATCCTGCTTCTACCTCGACTGATATGAATTCGTCGCAAAGTACTCAAGAGACGCTCGATGCATTGAAGAGGGAGTTGAAGAATATTCTCGATACAAAAACCAATCCTAGTTTCGACGAAACTGAAAATGTGTCGACCGGTGTCGAAGGTTTTGATGTATTGGGAACAGAGAGAGCGCTGCAAAAAGGCAAGACCTCAAACTGCATGGGTAACAAGAACGACCGGTCATGCGATTCGGCTATTCCTGTCGAAGGCGGGTCCATGTTCTCGAGCGTGTATTCTTTGTTTTGATTTTGATGAGAGAGAGGGAAGGAGAAGAATTGTAAAAATCTCTGTTATAATTATAAGAATGAATTATAATTATGTAGCTGCGTTTGCATTGTTTGTACTTTCAATCTACGTGTTGTATTATAAGACGCCGATGCGCGTTCAGACCAAAGAGGGGTTCGTCCCGAGTATATATCGACCACTCATACGAAAAACGCGACTAATGTCAACGCAATACTCAAAACAATATCCGGTTGTTGAACGGTTCATAGGTAAAATTTTCTAACAAATTATTATATTTGTTTAGTTTAATAGTACAATCAATGGCCAGAGGTAAAAAAATATCAGATACTAACATATTTACACCACTTATTAATGCGGGCAGTTACGTAAACCATCATGTGATGTATTTGAACAGCAGTAAATACTTTGCAGGAGTTGTCATGATATTGCTGAACGTTGGGTCCAAGTTCATAACAATCCAATTTAGCAAATCGACAGAGGAGTACCTCAAGATGTCCGTGACAAAACAGATACTTGTCTTTTCAATGGCGTGGATGGGTACTCGTGACATTTACACCGCGCTCGGATTGACGGCAGTGTTTACGATTCTATCAGACTACTTGTTCAACGAGGAGAGTTCTTGCTGCATTGTACCGCACGACTATCGAGTTCTTCATAAGCTAATGGACACTAACCATAATGGCGAAATAAGTTCTACGGAAATCGCCGCCGCTACCGCCGTCTTGGAAAAAGCAAAACGAGAGAACCAGCGGAAGATGCAAAAGGAATTTATAACAAAGGGTGAATTTTACAATTACGATTACAACGACAACAACAACAACAGCAACAATACCGCAAATTAGACCATTGAAGATTTGAATCGGCGCGAAGTGCCTCAAACAAATCTGTAAATGACTGCCTCTTTGAAAGAATAAAATGGCAGGCGTGCCATTTTAATTCTTCAAAGGTGTAAAATGATATAAAACATTGACATGTACTTGTATGAAAACAACAGTTCAAATGAAGATTTACCATTGTTACATCACTAACCCCAGGTACAACTACAATGAATATACAGTGCTGAGATGCGGAGGAAAGCTTTATAGCATTGTACTCAATTATTGGTCGGCGGACGCATTGTATAGATTAGATAATATCCTGATTAAACACGCACACGATACTTCGTGTGAGCAAATGATTGCAGAAATTTGTAATTACATGACACGAAAATACGAGTACAATCAAATGCTTGCTGAATTGATTGCGCTTGATAAAGAGTACACGATGGCAAAGGCGGAGGCAACGGCAGAGACTACTAACGATGTCCGTGTCAAAGAATTGAAGAGAAAACGAGTTTCGCTCTACAGGGATGTAAAACGCGAGCGAGATGTTCTCTTACAAAAATACTCTCGATTCCATGTATAGTAGTAAAAAATAATATATACAATATAATTTTATAATTGTATATATTTATTCGTAGTTATAGTGGTGGTATGTATAGTTGTGGTATTTGTATTACATTTTATTCATCATCATTCATAATGTCAAACTTGAACAATTCATTTATTATCTTCTCCGTCATTTCAATATGATTGTCGCACAATGTCATTGTTACCCCATGCGCCATGGCCAGCACCATCTCGACCTTCATGAACTCATGCCCAGGCCTCAATCCAAGTTCGAGCATGTTGTTTTGCGACATGTATGAATAAAGTCGCGTGATAATAACATACAACTGCAAATTCCTTGTTTTTTCCTTGTCGTGCAGTACGTCTTCAAATATGTCAGAAGCAATTTTCACGATTTTATCGTAATCTTCCTGCGATAATTTTTGAAGAACTTCCATCGGCTCAATTGTTCCCGACAATAACGCCTTTTTGGCGAGCTCTGTTGGGGAGGGGGGCGGGGATATTTGAAACATGTCAACTGCAATCTCAAGCAGAGATTCTTTGAACTTGTCATCTATTTTGTAGACAATCCCGAAATCTAAAATGCCAAGTTTGTACTTGTTGGTTGCATCGTTTTCATCCTTGATGAATAAGACGTTCCCGCAGTGCAAATCCCCGTGTGTCATTCCATGAACAAAGATTGTTATCAGTGCGAATTTGTAAAACAGCTTCGCGTACTCTTCGTAATCACTCTTATCAACCTGAGTAATATCGACGCCTTGTACGTATTCCATCATGATAACATCAGAACACGATTGAGTCACTTCTTCGTAGACGCGAGGAATTTTAATGTACTTCAACCCTGCACAATTATTGCGAATGGTCACCATGTTTTGAACTTCCTCTTTGAAATCGATTTGAAACCGTATAGAGTCAATTGTTTTCTTCACAATCTCGCCAATTTTAAAATGGCGGATATAAGGCAAGCAGGCCAAACAATTGACGCAAAACAACAAATTATCAATTGCCTTGTTCAATCTGTTTTCAATGTCGAGCCGTTTGATTTTAATAATGATAGGTTCATTGTTACTGTTGTACGCCTTGAACACTAAGGATATCATTCCCGAATTCATTGGCACATCGATTCCATATTCAGGGTCAAATGTCAATCCCTGCAGCCCGGCAAGGTACCGCAACGTTGCCTTGTCAATCTCCTTTGCAGACCACGGCGCATTATCAGTGAATCGCAACAACTGACTGTTTGTCCTGTTATTAATCCAACCATAATTCAAGGCAATCGATTGAAAAACCTTGACATACAAAATATTAGCGTTTGCCAATCTGTGAGACAACCTGCCAATAGATTCGTGTTCCCGGTCAATCACCAGAAACAAACAACCCTCGCTGAACAAAATCCAAGAAATATGAAGTATAAATAGTATTTGCTCTATCATTGTGTTAAAGTAGAAGTAGAAGTAGAAGTGTAGTTGTATGTAATATGTATTCACACATTCTCTATAAATTGTTTTAATCGTTTAAATATTTTACTCAATATAGTTCCGATGAACTTCTCAACATACGGCTGTATTGTGTGTCCCTCGTCGAGCACTATAGTGTGGAGTAGTTTGATTGAATTTGGTGATATTATTTCGCACGCATTGACCATCCTGCTCAAAACCAATAGTTCGGCATCGTCTGGTATATTGTCAGGTCGTTTCTGGTCAATTGTGACCGCCTCGAAAACAACACTCGCCGCCGACTCAGTGCGCTTCATGTGTAGATACAGATATTTCTGCGGCAACCCAATCTCCTGAAATAAATGTTTAATCAATAGTGTAATGATTGCCTCGTCTTCATTCGATTTTACGAATTTCACACTCTCAAAAATGTCGGGGCTCAAATCATACATCGACTTTATAAAATCGAGCGTTAGAACAGATGACAGTTGTATGTTGTTGTTTTCTATACTAAATGATACATAATAGTGGTTTGATGTAACTTTTGAGAATTGAATTCCGTTTTTGTCAAACAAGATGGTCGCGTCCATTTCTTATTCTTATTCTTATATCTTCTCATAAAAAATTGAATTATTTAACTTATCGTACAAACACTTAAACACAACAATCCTGTTTTTTCATGGACGACCGTGATATAATTTTTGTCAGCGCATTTCGGGATATTGGGCGGTCTAAATGGGCGACTCAGACTAGGTCGAATGACGATTACATTCAATATTTTGTGCAGCTTGCGTCGAACATCCAATACACATTAGTTGTCTTTGTTGAAGAGGCAATATTGGCTGTTCTCTCTTCTTACCATTTCCGACCGAACATTGTCTTCAGACCAATCTCATCTGTTGTTACATTTTACGACAAATACTTGGAGCAGGACAAACTCATAATCAATAGTGATGCTTACAGAAGCAAAATCCCCGTGTCGCGAAAACAGCACGCCGAGCACTTGTACTCTGAATATAATTTTATAAACCACAGCAAGATAAACTTTATACGCGAAACTCAGCGACAATACCCGGGATATGAATTTTATTCTTGGATTGATTTTGGGTTTGTGAGAGAAATGAAGGCGCTGCCTCGAAACATCCGAGTCGGAAAACTGCCGTCGAAAATAATTTGTCATTGCATTAGCAGGCCGCCGAGTGAAAAAAAAGATGCGAGTTCGATGCTCGCATCATTTGATATATTTATTACAGGCGGGGCGTTTTTAGTGCATTCCTCGCTGGTGTCCACATTCGAGTATTTGTACAACAATAAAATTCAGGAATGGCAGAGCTGCTACATAACAGATGACGACCAAAATTTAATGCTTCAATTGTATTACGATAACCCGCACATTTTTCACTTGATTCAGTCTAATGAATGGTTCTCAATGTACGATATATTACCGTTATAATAATTACGATTTTGACAACGTTTACGTAGACCAACCAAAAAGAATTTGTTACTCTTTATAATTTTACTTTTTGTAATTGAATAATCTGATTATTACTAAATGGACCATTAATCTGTACACCAGAATTCCATGAATAACCATCATAATACCAAGTATTTAGAAAGGTAATTGACTCATCGATAATATATTCTAAATTAGTATCCGTTTTATCAACAAGAATACCAGGAGCACCATGAACATCAGACCCCCCAACCCATTGTTTAGACCCAGGAGGGTTATTTTCAGGACTATTAAGTGAATTATCTAATTTTAGAATGATAGATGTCATTTGTATGTATATATATATTATTTTCAATATTATTTTTTATATTGAAATAATTTCAACTTTATACCCTTGGAAAATTAAACATACCTATACCAAAACGGTTGTTGATAATATTCATAATCATCACCATACACGTATACAGGATATGCGTCATAGTACGACCTACCATATCCACCAGAACCGCCATAATATCCTGTTTTGCCGCCACCCCATCCTCTTCCTCTTCCTCTTCCCCATCTGCCATGTCCTCCTCCGTGCCCTCCACCGTGCCCTCCACCGTGCCCTCCTCCGTGCCCTCCACCGTGCCCTCCACCGTGCCCTCCGCCTCCATGTCCTCCAAATCCCTCTGATGTTTTTATCCCATCTACAAATTTAAGTATCAACAAACAAACAACAAATAAAAACGCACAAATACTCCATCGTTTTGTGTTAGTCATCATATAAAGTAAGACAAGAATATTTCCTAGTTCAACCTTGCGTAAGTTGTTTCAATCCAGCCCAAAACGTCTTATTCTGCTGAATTGCCTTTTCCGTCTGTTGTGCATAGTAAAATGCAATGGCTGCACTATCGTCTTCCTGTTTCTTGTTCTGTTCAAATATATGCTTCATTGCAGCGTCTTCGTCGAGAGGCTTAACATTCGACTTGTTTCGTTGGTCCTTGTACTCTTCGATATTTTTATACTTGGGAATGTTTCTGTAATCGTCGTCTGTAACAGGAATAACGCTCTCAACGTATGCTTGGCGAAGGTCAGTGAATGAACCATCCGACGTGTAATTGTCTTGTTGCCCCAATAAGCTTGCTCCGAGAGAGGAAGCGTACAAGTCATTAAATCCATTGTACACTGTGAGCGCCTGAATCTGCTTCTTCTGCTTATCAAATTCTTGCGCCATATTTGCCTTGGACACTGTACCAACATCGTAAATCCCCTCGTCTGATTTCAGCCAATCTCCGTATCCGTTTTGATTAGCATCGCTAATTCTGTGCTTCTCGAATTGGTCATTGAACCATTTATTGAAATTCTTGGGTTCTTTCAGGGTCTCGTTCTGGCTAACCATATTATCCAACAGTCGTCTTTGTTCAGCATGAGTCTTTTTATAGTCAACAAGGGCAATTGTTTTATTGGAAGATTTATTGAGAAATTCATATATGCCAAACAATCGCTTGTAGGCCTTTGAGTAGAACAAGAAATACATTGGGTCCATTTTCGATTTGTCTGGATGGGTCTGAAGAACAATGCGCTTGGATTGCTTCATTACATCATCATCCAAAATACGATTTTTGATTCTAAACAAGTCGTATATATCATCAATCGAATAATTATCAATGTCCAGGTCTAGGTCCAGGTCCGAACACTGTTCTGATGATGGTTTTTGTTTTTGTAATTGTTCGCAAAACGGATTGTTTTTGTATTCGTTATTGCTTTCGTGAATTTTTATGCCGCTTTTCGGACAGCTCGATGATTTTTTGCAGTTCATTAGACTTATTTAACTATTTGAATAATAAAAAATCGCCTAGATTACCTTATAAATGGAAAGTAAACAATTGAAAGTAAACAATTGAAAGTAAACAATTGAAAGTAAGCAATGAAAAGTAAACAATTAATAAATTATTCTATTGTTATAACAGAACAGAATGAGATTTGACCTGGTTTTTTCATATTGGATTTTTGCATGGTATCTATGCTACATGGCGAGACTGACTAAATACAGCCCAAAACTAGCAATTGGTCTCGGAATAATAGAAAATACGATGTTGCTTGCTTCAATGATACTGTTCGGTTCGAATTTTAGAACTATTTTCTATTTTGTATTCATAAATACGTTTATAAAACTCGTACCATTTTATACATTGCGAAATGAAACAATGAAAATAAAGGATTTGTTGCCTACCGCGGGGTTGTTTCTGGTTTACATCTGCTGGGTTTATTTGAACAAGGAAGATTTAACAGGCAATTACAAAAAGACGGTTGATTCATTGTTACACAACGAGAACGAAATGCCATTTCTTCAACTGGTGACGTATTTGAAACATCGGTACAACCTACCAATTCCATAAGCTTCGCTTATATGCAAATCTAATTAGTATAACAGGTTTAAATGTATTGTCATATATTTCTCATGCACGTGCCATCTATTTAGTCTGCAAAAATGAATGGTGAAGACTTACAAATACTTCCATATACTGCAACCTCTGTGTCCGTTGTCGGGAGATTTATCTTTATGTACCTGTTATACAAGAATAAGAGCACTAACAGCTTATCGCTATTGTTTTGTGCACTGAGTATTTGTTCTTCAAGTATGTGGATGTACTACAGTGTATCGAAACACGACATTCCAATGATATCGCGAAGTTTTATAGAAATCATCCTATTGTTGACGTCTTCGCTCTACATAATACGAAACAAGGTCATGCATATACAAACTGTATACCAACATAAAGAGATTGTCTGTATATTGTATATATAATCAAATGCCCGACCCGATTATTATCGAATGTCCACATTGTTCTCAAATGTGCGAAGTGGTCGAATTAAATTGTCGTATTTTTCGATGCGGCATATACAAGAACAACTTTCAGCAGATACCACCACATTTACCCGAGAAAGATTGCAATGAATTGAAAACCAAAGATTTGATTTTTGGATGTGGCAAACCATTTCAAGCAGTCGATGATGTATCAAATAATACGATTGTTTGCATCATATGTGATTACATTTAGATTCATAAAATTCCAAATGTAATGTATGTAACCAAGTAATTTACGTCTAAATATCGAGGCTCACAGTGTTGCTCTCCGACTTCTTGCGGCGACCACTGCGCTTGGGCATGTTGCCACTTCCTTGGAGGTCTTTCAAGTCGCTGATGCTGATGGTGCTGCTGTCATTTTGCTGTTGCTGAGACTGTGATTGCTGTGATTGCTGGGATTGTTGTGATTGCTGGGATTGCTGAGGCCTCGATTCTTGAATATTGATGGTCTTCGTCTTGAGACCAGACAATATGTCAGTCAAATCGCTGGGACCCTTCATCTCCGGGCGAGATGGCCTCTTTGATTTATCCTGCATCTCTCGGAAATTGATTCCGTCGTCGTTGAAATTATTTCGACCCATGTTCAAGTCTGGTCGGTTTGCAAAATTATTGTTGCCAGGCCTGCTTGCTTGCGGAGGAGCAGAGTTGGGTCCCTGCGTTGCCATGGGAGGAGGAGGACCGCCCCCCTCAGGATTCATCATGTTGCTCATGAACCCCGAAAAGCCCGGACTCGTCTGCGACATGGAATTCACTGCGGCATTCTGGAACGACCGCATCAAATCCGGGTTCTGTCGCAATATATCGTCCATGCCAGGCATTGCGCTCTTGAACATTGTGTTCGTCATGTGGACCATCATGGCACTGCCTCCAAGCTGGAACAACAGCTTCAACTCCGGAGCCATGGACGCCTTGGACTTGTACTTGTCGTGCAGCTCTCCAAATATTTCGTCATAGTCCGTAATATTCTCGTTGATTTGTTCGCTCCAGCCATCGAGCTTGACATCGAACGGGTCAAAACGGCCATTCAAAAATTCAATGCCGTTGATGACAGCCATCAACATGTTCCCCTGAAACTTCATGGAGTTTTGCTTTGCCTTCTCGTCCATGATTGTCTCGTATTCGCCTTGCATTTCAGCGAGCGGAGAGTCCATCGAGTACTTTTTCGACAAGTCGACCCCCTTTTTCTCTAAAGCCTCGAGCTTCCTGAGGAACTTGAATTTCTCTCGCAACATCTCCTCTTTGGTCATCTGCGGATGCGTCGAGACGTCCTTGTCAGGATTCATTGGGATATTGTTGAACTTCCCGTAGCCATCCCACGTCTTCGACGACTGGTCAAAGGAAGAGTCGGCGGCGGTAGCTTGTCCGACGGACGGCGTGTCGTCGCTGAACTTAACAGAATGGTTGTTGTTACTGCTACTGCCTACTCCTCCTCCTCCTCCGCCGCTCCCACTAAATAAGTCGGACCTAGGTTTATAACTCGTGTTGCTTGGGATGTCGTCAACAAGACCGTTTAGTTCATTTTCCAGATTGTTTAAATCTTCTAAATCAATATCGCTTGTTGGTTTCATCCCACCCGAATCCTTGATTTTATCGTTCATCAGCAATTCGATGCCACTCCCAAAATTCGGGGATGATTTTTTCATTCCAAATCCCACGTCCAAATCGGATAGTTCAATCATGTCGTCCATATTATTAATCTAATTAGAACATATAATTTTAAGTATTACGAGACCAATATATATAATTTGAATGATGTGACTAAATTATATACGAAATTCTAAATTACATGATATCCCAAATCTGACCCTTGATGAACTTCTTATCATCTGCACGCGACAAGATAATGTCCACATTCGCAACAGAGTACTTTGTCGAAACAGTGATATCATAATTCGTCTCGTCGTAAAAAATTCCCTTCAACACGATACCATAATCCATGAGAGCGTCGTGAGCGCAATTTCCAACCAGCTCTATATCGTGCAAGACAATCTCATCTTCCACCAATGAATAGTGCTCGTCCTTGCAATCCAATGTGAAATCGCCGGTTACTGCAAAATCCAATGATTGTTCGTCATTAATAATGACAACCGCGTTGATGGTCTCACCGAAGAGTGTCTTGGAGCCCGAGTACATCCCAGATGGGACACGGGTTACAAACAATAGCGATGCTAAAAACTGGAAGAATTTCATTTTGGTTATAATAGAATCATATAAAATTCCTTTATATGTTTTCATTATCATTACTAAATGGCGCGGTCTTTTATAAACCACATGCCTTGCAAAAACGAATCCGACAAATCATCTTTCTTCTTGTGCGAATCAAAGTAATCGAGTTTGTCGTTGAACCCATTGTTAGTAGACAACAATTCCAAACACCGTTTGATGCCGAGCTTCTTCCGGTCCTTGTAATTCACCTTATCCTTGTCGTCACAGTCCTTCAATTTATTCGAAGCAGAAACAAACTCAATCTTGTCTACGGCTACATCGCTCATGATAAAATACTGTGCAATCATCCCTTGCACTGTCTTCATTCGATTAGCAATCGGACTGATTTGATTTTCAATCAGCACATAATCGATAATGTTTTCGTCTTTGAACAGGTCGTCCAATTTAGTCTTGATGTTCATCCCGACGTTGATTAAATCAATCTTCGAAGCGTTCGTCGCGTGAACGGGCTCAAAACAATTGTTGTGTATGTAGTGATTCAAGAGAGAAATCAATTCCGCCTTTTTGATGGGCGTTTCGTACTTGATATTGTACTTTGCAGCCAAATCGTACAGTTTTTGAACTTTTTGCTTGTTTATGTAGGACGACTTGAGCTCGGACGTTGGCACTTGATATTCTTGTTTTTTCGAGTGCTTCAAACAAAAGCATTTCGAGTTCTTTTTGAACTTGGCTGGCTTGTTGCACGCACCCTTTTTGTCTGTAAACTCGCAAACGAACGAATCTTTCTCTGCAATATTAACAACATCCCACTTTGTTATCTTGTAGTGGTCAGACCCACTCGGTTTCTCCAACAAGCACAGCGCCAAGTTCTTGATTCCCACGTCGATGCTTAACACCTTCATATAATACTATTGATAGAATTAGTATTATATACTTTTCAATTACATATACAATTAGAATAAGGCCATTTTAACGACTTTTGCGCGTGACCCCACGCTTCCTGCAATAGCGCCTCTTGGTTCCCGACGCATACAAACACGACTTAGGTGCCCGGTTGCATGTCTTGCGTCGCCTGCCGCGGCAAGGTGTTTTGATTTTGCTTCCACTCATTTATATATCTTCAATATAATATTTATTTTTTATTCATTTTATTCACATTATTCACATTGACAATCTCTTGAATGCTCGCCGCACTAACCGACGGTGAAATCATTCGCGCGTTCAGTTGCTCCCTCGTCAAGTAGGGGTTCTTCAAGTCGCTATTATTGTAACCAAACCCGGGGCGACTAGTGTCGAAAGAAGACTTGTACATGAACGGGACATTTGAAGATGGGGTGCTGTTCGTCGTCGTGTGCGGGTCGAGCCCCATTTCATAACACGCCTCTGACGTATTGAACTTCATTATTTGCAGGCCATTGTGCTGCATGTAACGACGATAATCCCAATTGGTGTTGATTCCTTCTTGCTGCTGAATGTGATTGTTAACGACGGCCTCGGGTTGCCAAGAAGCGAAGTTGCGTCCATCCATCATGATGGGGGGGAAATTGAAATGAATATTATTAGAACCACTGTAACAAGTCGCGTAACTCATGATATATTATTACTATATATTATTCTTCATCCTTCTAGCAAATCAAGCAATTCTTGTTTCTTCAGTTTGGATGCATCTTCGGCTAATCCCTTCTCTTGCACAATGCTTTTCAGTTTGGGTACGGAGAGTTTCTTGTAGTCGATTGCTGGTTGGGGTTGCAAATCTTCTAAACTAGAAATATTGATTGACTTTAAATCGGATAAATTAATGGGAGCCCCCTTGTCAGATTCGACAGAGGACGAATCCAACTCGTCATCAATTGATAAATCCTCCAAGTCTTCCTCCAAGTCTTCCGGATTGTCCAAGTCAAATGATTGGGGTTCATCCAGATTTTCTAAAGTATCAGCCATGTTTAATCTGAGAATTTTAATAGTAGAGATGTCAATAGTAGAGATGTTGAGAGGCTCTACTTCTTCATCGTCGAGAGACTCTGCGTCAGTGTTATAGAGCTTATCGTTCTCTCGTTCGCTCTCATCATCCTCGCTGTCTGATTCAGACAACTCGTCGACCTCATCATCGTCCTCATCATCGTCCTCATCATCCCCCTCGTCATCCTCCTCGTCATCAGAGACAGTTAACTTATCTTCTCTAGTAGAGCTTTGAGTCTGAGTCTGGATGACGTTTCTTCCTGCCCCTCCTCCTCCTCCTGCTGCTCCTGTAGAAGCGACACCGTTTTTCATGCTAAACCGAAGTGAATTAACTTCTTCCGCCAATGAAGAAACAAGGCTTAACATGGAAGAGATTTTGTGATTCTGTTCCTTCATACGGTTCTCGAAATACAAATACATGAGAGCAATAGACAAGAGAAGTATTCCTAAAAACACCAAATACGACGGGTTAAAAAAAGACTGCATTATTCTTATTACTCTGTAGATATATAAATTAATTTATACGTTTGACGAATTATGTAATTAGTATTCTCGCTCTTATTCTTATTCTTATTCAACAGTTCGCCTTATTATCTCTTCTGGGTAATTCAAATCGCACAATATGTTGATGCCACCCTTAACTGTCGAAATCCCATCTTTCAACACATACGAATATACAATCTTGTTGTCCACCGTCGTCGTATCCATGTGACAATTGACAACGTTCTTGTTCTTCTTCAGTTTCTTGCACACCTTAACGAAATGAGTTGTCAGCATGCAGGAGACATTATTGTTTTTGATGAGATACTCCATGAATGCGGTTGCGCTCGATACAGCCTCGTCGGGATTCGTTCCCGAGTACAACTCGTCGAATATCGCAAAGTGGTCGCATCTCTTGTTGGCATCAACCACGTCGATAATCTCCTTGCATCTCCTGGCTTCCGCCTGGAACAAGCTGTCGCGTCCCGACGTGTCGGGAATATTCAAGTAGCAATGGATGTGCTTGAACGGCTTCATCTTCGCGGAATCGTAGAACCCGCACCCAAACTGCTGAGACAAGATTACGTTAATCAATACTGACTTGAGGATGGTAGTCTTCCCCGACGCATTCGGTCCGGTTATTATCATGTTCTTCTTCATCTTGATGGTGTTTTTAACGTGCGGCTCATCTTTCAAACAAGCATAGTAATTGTTTTTGAACACCGCCTTCTTGTTGTCGTCTATGAATTCGGTGTAGCTCATTTTAGATTCTTGGATGTTACTTATCAAACCCTCAATGCAGTCGACGTAACCGTTGAATCCGAAAGAGTACATGAATGCATCGTTGTAGGTCTTGTCCTCGTACAAGGAATAAAACGTTTTCAATATGCGTCCGATTTCAAATATCTTCTTGTAGTTTGTGAATTCGTATGCAGTAACAGACGAAACTGCTTGTTTGAACTGCGTCAAGATATCGATTTTCTCGCGGACGATATCGTTGAAGCTCTTGTGCGTTGCGAGAGAATCTGCATATAGCAAGTAATTGTTCATCGATGCGAGCGTGCAATGCAAATACTCGTCAATGTCTTGAAAGTATTTGTGAATCCTTTTCATGTTTGCGTGAAACCTGATGCAAACCATTACATTCTGGTAAATTGAGAACACGTAAAATGCAGCTGAAAAGAGCAAATAAATCTTTTCGTTGATAGAAACCTCGCCGAACTTTGTAAAGAGCTTGCCGATTGCATGATTTGATATTACCGTCTTTAACACGTCGGTGTACTCGTTAATTGTCAGATTCAGACCTTTTACGCGAATCACGAAAAACGGAATTATTAAGATAATGACAGGAATAAAGAATGAAATTATGGGCGATGCCAAATTGTACAGACTCATCATTAGCAAGAAGTCTTCTGACTTGTTGAGGAACTCGATTGCCTTCCAATCAACATAATAGTATTTTTCTTTGAAGCTTGTCTCGCTTTTCACCTCCTTCCACAGCGCATTAATATCATTGTATTTTCGCAGCGTGTCGCTGTCCCTGTGTTGAGCATCCCCTCTTTTGTACGTTTTCAGTAACTGCTGACTGTCTCGGAGGAAATTTACGTCATCTGTGTAATATTCTGATGCTTGTTGAATGATTTGTTGCGAAAGGTCATTATTGTTGTTCAAACAGAACGAGTAAATAGGATTGCTAGATGAATCGATAGTCTTCACCAACTCCAAGTCATCAATAATGTTCTGCTTCAATTGAACCTTGCTTGGATTGTGATAAATTGGCAGTTTGAACACATTGTCCGGGTTTGATTTTGACATTATAGTAAGAAGACAGAAATATAATAATTTTGTTTATACGAATCAACCTTTGGAAAAGGTTGAGCCAAAATAAGATGGGTTAAGCCAAAATAATATGGGTTGAGCCAAACTAAGATGGGTGTTGTTAATAAAGGTGGGTTAATCTGTTTTACACATTTTCACATTTCAAACGATTCGCAAATAAATTATGGTGTTTTCTTATTTTTCTTATTTGTCGTGTAAATAAGAAAAAGTGTAAATTGCTACATTGGATGTGTAAAATGTTTATTGAGTCTATTATAGCTATCTGGATTATTGAATTTACATATTTTATGTGTATCATTTACATGATGACATCCCGGTATTTTGATACAAACTTCTAAACAATCATTAAGTTTTTTGACCCATCTTATACAGTTTTCATTTATAATCCTGTTGTCATCTGTTCTGAAATAGGTTGTTGTATTATTATTTTCCATTATTATTATAATTTATGTAGTTATATTGGTAGTTTTATATTGTTTTTGTCACATTATAAATGTGACACTTTTCATTGCCTCAAATCTTGTGCAAGAACTCGAGGTTTGCCGGCATCTCGCGAATCTCGCAGGAGTAATACGATTCAATTTCCTTCAGCTTCGTAATGTCTCGTCTTGTGATAAAGTTGATTCCGACTCCCTTTCTGCCCCAGCGCCCGCTTCGACCAATCCTGTGCAAGTAGGTGTGTATATCCTTTGGAACATCAAAGTTGATGACAATGCTAACCTGCTGAATGTCTATTCCGCGAGCGGTTACATTGGACGAGATTAGTACGCGAGACTTTCCGTTTCTGAAATCAGAAATTGCGCTGTCCCTCGCTGGTTTGTCCATGCTGCTGTGGATGCAGCACACTGGAAACTCATCCTCTCGCATCGCCTCGAAGAGGTCGGCAACGCGTTTCACGCTATTGCAGTAAATAATACACTGGGACACCGCCAAGTACGAAAAAATATGTTTGAGCGTGGCGTACTTTTGACGGTCGTCGTCCACAGCAACGTAAAACTGAGAAATCCCCTCCAACGTGAGCATCTCCGCCTTAACAATGATTTTAACAGGGTCGCGCATCAACTTTTGTATCGTTGAAAACAGATTTTCGGGCAAGGTCGCACTGAACAACCCAACTTGAACGTCGTTGTTGAAATTCTGGAAAATATTATACACCTGCTCCTTGAACCCCGCGGACAACATTTCGTCTGCCTCGTCAATGACAACAAGCTTGATGGACTTTGCGTTGAGTCTGCCTCTGCGAATCATGTCGTGTATGCGACCGGGGCATCCACAGACAACATGCGGTGTGTTCTTGTCGGAAAATCCGTTACTGTCTTCGATTGTCGAGCCTCCAAACACCGTTTGGATTCGCAGTCCGTTCATCATGGAACCAATTGATTGAATTACTTTTGCAGTCTGCATGGCGAGCTCCCTCGTAGGCGACATTACCAGCACTTGAGTGCTGTTTTCCTGCAATTTAATCTTCGTCAGCAACCCAATCGTGAACGTCGCAGTCTTCCCCGTACCAGACTGCGCCTGGCCAATCACATCTTTGCCCATGATGAGGGGCTTAATCGCTTTTTGCTGAATCGGACTTGGCTTCTCGTACCCATACGCATAAATGCCTCTCAATATGTTGGGGTCAATGTCTAACTCATCCCAACTCTTAATCTCGTAGGCCGAATAATCAAATTGCTCCTCGGCGTTGTCTTTCTCTTTGTCTTTGTCTTTGTCTTTCTCTTTCTCCCTCCCCCCGTTACACACATCATTTGCTCGTTCGTGTTCTGCCTGCATTATATAATAAGTAAGGATAAATCTGTTTATATCCATTTTAAAATATTTATATAATAATAAAAAAATGGATATAAATGCATGCTTTGAGTATAAAGCATACGTACAAATGGCAACTGCTACACAAAAGTATACACTCAAGGATTTCAATGACATAATATTCAATGGGTTCAATATCGACATATCACCCGACGTCATTAGCATAATTTCTAAATTAGCGCAAGAAGTCGGTTCGCCAGATTACGTCAAGACTCCGGTATTCAAAAAGAAGGAGAACCCCATGAAAGCCGAACCCGTTAAAGACGCCGGCGGCTACAAAAAGAAAAGAGGCCCGAGGGATGTCGATTTTGATAATATGCGGTCGTTTCAAACAACGCGGCTAGAAGAGAAGGTTGGGTTGGATGCACAGATTGATGTAATTCGCTCGTACTTGAACAAGATGACCGACAAGAATTACATTGACATCCGAAACAAGGTGATTGACGTCATTGATAGTATTCTCTTGGTAGGTGCGAACGGCAAGGATACTGATAACGACAGTGTCAATGAAAGTAGTAAGGAAAGTAGCAATGAGGACATTGCTCGCGTTAGTGTAATTATATTTGAGATTGCGTCGACCAATCGGTTCTTTTCCAAAATGTATGCGGAGTTGTATTCGGATTTGATTGTCAAGTATGACATGATGAGACACGTGTTCGAAGAGAGTCTGAGCAAGTTTATGGATTTGTTCGATTTGATTGAATACGTCGAGTCGACTGTGGATTACGACCGCTTCTGCAAAAACAACAAGGACAACGAGAAACGCAAGGCTCTCAGCGCTTTCTTTGTCAACTTGATGATAAACAATATAATCGGAAAGGAAAAGATAATTGAGATAACGATAAAGTTGCTCGACCAATTAAACCGCTTCATTTCCCAGGACAACAAGAAGAACGAGGTGGACGAGTTGACGGAAAACATTGCCCTCTTGTACAACAAGACATTGTACTCTGCGTCGGACGCATTGATTGACGGAATGACGATTCGCCAACTCATTGAGAAGATTGCAAATAGTAAAATAAAGGATTACAAGAGCCTAACAAACAAGTCGGTTTTCAAGTTTATGGATTTGATTGATATGTAAAAACAATATTTAAACATAAAAGCACAATACCAAATAATAATAATGTCTAATGCAAGTAATGACGGGGGTGGGTCAGGTGAAAACATTTGTTTTTTTATAGATGACGATAAAAGCGTTCAGAACGACGGAGGATATGGTGGCGGGTATGATGGCGGGTATGATGGCGGATATGATGGTGATTGTGATGTAATAGACGTATCTAATCTGTTGGGTGGCACTGCTGATGACGCTGCTGATGACAATGATGCAAATGACTCGAACATGTCGCAAATTATAAACTATCAAATCAACTTTACGGTAAGACAAATTTTACAAATATGTGAATATTATGGTATTGCAAAAGAGATGAAAACAAACAAATGTAACAAGGATGAGTGTATTCACATGTTGGTATTGTTCGAAAATGATGCATTGAATGCTGAGATTGTTTGCAAGCGTCAATTGATGTGGTTTTATGTTGATGAACTGAAGAATGATAAATTCATGAAACGATTTATTATTTGGTAGTGGTAGTTATTGAGTTATTCATGTGGGGTACGCGATTTTTCACCATTATATAAAATGGTGAAAAATGGAATTATAGATAGTGTATTGTGCTATTGCTATTCCTCTCGTTCTAATTGTTCTTTTAATTCTGCCTCTCTTTTTCGTTCCCTCTCTTCTATTTCTCTGAGGATTTCTTCTCGTTCTATTCGCTCGATGCCCATTCTTATTTGTTCTATTTCAATGTCTGCGTCTCTTCTTATTCTTTCTAACTTTCTCTCATTTTCGATTCTTAGTTCTTCTCTTTCTCTAATAATTTCTATTAGTTCTTTCTCGTTTGCTTCAATTTCTTTGAGCACTTTATTTTCTGAATATATCGAATGCAAAAACAGAATTGGGAAGCTAACAGGAAAGGTAACCCCGGCAATAGTGCCGAATACTGCACTCTTCGTCATGCTAAACAGATGCATGTATACAGGCATCCGCTGATTATATATATTCGTATCGGCGATTGCGTTACATGCTCCGGCCGTATAAATCGATGAGACTGCTGACATCACTGTCATTGGTTTTACCAACTCCTTGTAGAAATAACCTGCAACATAGATTACGCGATTGAAATTCATATTTGGTATATAACAGTAAATAATATTGAATATCAAATAATCTCTAAGTTTGTGCATCATACAAATATAAATACCCGATGTATGAGGGTATTCCGATTGGATATGTGATGCCAATGCAATATCCAACTAATGCTGCTTGGCTGACCTGGAGAACGGTTTGAAGTGCGGACACATTTTTTATATTTTTTTTGTAGTCACACCCATCTGAATATCCACGCGTGTATACTGAGATTGTTGCCGTACAAAGCGTTACCGGAGTAACCGTAGTTTTATAAATGCTCATGAGCTTGCCTCGCATTCTTGTCAGGGTATGGGTATATTGAATAGTAATAGCCGTATGCTTTTATATAATTACGTAGTTATAATAATATAAAATATATTTATAAATTATAAATATGGTGTTATCGAAAATAAAGGAGAAGGCCGTCAGTTACCCAGAGTTAAAAAGCGTTAATCCGGATGACCTCCAAAAAGAAGTTGACCACTTGTATCAAATTGAAATATTGGGGGTTGATGTGTTGGTTGCTGTTGGAAGTGCCAAAAACACATTTGAAAACCAAGGCATCACGTATTTCCCTGTTTATTTAGTTAAACATAACAATTCGGTTATGCAAATCGGCGTATATGAACTCGAGAACGATTACATCAGTCACCTTGATGAAAACGGTACTCTCGATGTTGAAAATATTGACGAACCCCTGATTTATACGTTTGTCACGAAAGAGATGTTGAAGCGTATGCGATTGGAGCCAGAGGAGCCACTGCCGAAGCAGAAAAAAGAAAAAGAAGAGAAAGAAGAAGAGGAAGAAAAAGAAGAAAGGGAAAAGGAAGAAGAAGCGAAGAAGAAGAAAGAGAAACAACGCGGTGGTGGTGAGAACGACGAAGTGAACAACCAATTTGTGCACAGGGACATCCCAAAAGAGCGCGAGGATATATTTGTTCTGACAAAGGGTGTTCAGGTACCGCCATTGTTGACAGAAGAAACACCTGCCATTGCCAAGCGCATCAAGGAAAAATACAGTCCGTCAAACTCGGATTACTGGATTGCGCAGTTCATGAAGAATCCAAACTATTCGGTCTCTGATAACGAAGGTGGAAACGATTGTTTGTTCGCAACTATCAGAGACGCATTCTCTAACATTGCACAGCAAACGTCAGTTAACAAAATCAGAAAGAAGCTCTCCGATGAAGCAGACGACAGAGTTTTTTCTGAATACAAAAAGAACCACGACATGTTCAGGGACGACATTGCATTTGATACCAATAAAATCAGGCGTCTGTCGTCTGATTATTCGGTGATGAAGACCAGATTCTCGGACACGTTGGAATTGTCGGAAAAGAAGAAGATTGCTGACATGGGGTCCAGTATCAAAAAGGAGCACGACAAGTTGGTAGAAGATAAAAAAATCACGTCTAAGTTATACAACGACTATAAAATAATGAAGGGTGTTGAGACGCTCGACCAGTTCAAGACCAAAATCAAGTCGTGTGATTTCTGGGCGGAGTCTTGGGCTCTCTCTACACTGGAGCGAATATTGAACATCAAGTTTATTATTCTCTCGAACGACGCTTACAAGACAGGTGATATTAAGAATGTTATCCAGTGTGGAAAGGTTAATGACAGTTTTTTGAAGAACAGAGGTGTATTTGAACCAGAGTATTACATAATTGCCGACCACACAGGCTCTCACTATAAAGCAGTTGGGTACAAGAATAAATTGATTTACCGGTTTTCTGAAATTCCATATGATGTGAAAGTTATGATTGCCGACAAGTGCATGGAGGAGAATGCTGGTGTCTTTGGATTGATTCCCGATTTTAAGAAATTCAAGATAGAATACAAGGAGAAAAAGGGGATTGTGGATGCGCCGAAAAACGATGAATTCAGCGAGACGAATTTGAAGGGGTTGTTCGAAGACGATATAGTCCTTGCGTTTTACGAGCGGTCGAACAAGAATCTGCTTCCGGGCAAGGGACCGGGAGAGACGATACCGCCCGACCGGATGAAGGATTTTACTCGGCTTGCGCGGATTCCCAATTGGCGTCAGATGCTAACGAGGAAGTGGGTCGACACCAAGCACCCAATCACATTGGATAACCACAAGTGGGCGAGCGTCGAGCATTACTACCAGGCGTCCAAGTACAAGTTGCGTAACCCGGAATTCTATTTGAGTTTCTCTCTTGATTCGGGAACCAACTTGTCAAAGGATGTCGACATGGCCAAGTCTGCGGGTGGGAAAACGGGGAAATACAACAATGTATTGATTCGCCCAGTGCAAGTAGAGATTGACCCTGATTTTTTCGACAAGAGACACGCCGACGAGCTGTTGAGCGCACAAACAGCAAAGTTCTCATTGAATGACGAATTGAAAAAGCTTCTTTTAGCGACCAACTCTGCTAAATTGATGCAATATAATAAACGAAAGCCTGCGATTGTCGACGACATCTTGATGCTGCTTCGACATCAATTGAAATTGGATGAAGATGTTCAAATATTGTAACGCACTCGTTTGCCTGACGGAATATTATTATATAGAATACACATATGTCATTGTTATCCGAGTTGATTAATAACGAACACAGTGATAAAAATACGGTGCACACGTACCTGGATTTGTATCAGAGGTTGCTTGAACCCAAAAGAGAAACGGCGAAGAATGTCCTAGAAATTGGTATATACAGAGGTGGCAGCATCAACTTATGGAACAAGTTTTTCACGAACGCGATTGTCTATGGACTGGACATAAACGGTGTCGGGCCTGTTATGTGCCCCGAGATAATCAACAATGACAAGATTGTTTTACATGCATACGACAATGCGTATGACGAGGAGTTCTTCAAGAAGACTTTTCTAGACACCAACATCAAGTTAGATATGATGCTGGATGACGGACCCCATTCACTTGAGAGCATGCAAACGTTCATTCGTCTGTACTCGCAAGTAATGACTGATGACGGGATTCTCATTATTGAAGATGTTCAATCAATGAATTGGATATCTCATCTGATAGAAGCTGTTCCCGAGCATCTAAAGGAGTTTGTACACGTATACGATTTGAGGGCGAACAGAGGACAATATGACGATATTGTGTTTACGATTGAGAAGGCTTAACACGCGGCAAACCTATACTAAATTAAATATTTATGCTACGATATCATAAATATTTACATGATTGCATTGTATTAGCGTCTTGACACACGACGATTTCGCTTCGTTTGCCTCTTATTGCTCTTAGTCTTATTCTTATTCTTATTCTTGCTCTTATTGCTCTTATTATTCTTATTATTCTTATTGCTCTTAGTCTTATTCTTGCTCTTATTCTTATTCTTGCTCTTATTCTTGCTCTTTTTGTGTTTTCTACTGCCACCATCAAAATCAACCGGCGACTGCGCTTTTAACACCACATTAGCAAACAAATAAACAGTCGACCTAACACCATTTGCTAGATTGTATGAACCCAAGACGGTGCTGCCAATTGCAACTGTTTCCATTGCAGCGTTTGCTCCATTCCCCGTTACTTGGACGACTCTAAACGGCAGATTAACTATACTTGTTCCTACGCGTTCGGCAATTTCTCGTCTAGCCATCAGTTCCGATTGTATTAAATTAACTGTAATATCAGTTGGGAATCCAAATGCAACTTCTTTCACCAGCACTTCAAACAACCCGTGCAATCTCGGATTAGTCTGTTTGATGTGACTCGAAATCTGGTTGAATGTGTTCATCTTTTCGCTCAGATTTCGTAATTTACCAAGGTCTTCTGTGCTCGTAATTGGCATACCAATGACCTTGACCATATTGGAAATGAACCCAAACACGCTGTCGGCGTTCTTTTCAAGCTTTGTGATTAACTCATCTACGCTTGCAACGTTGTATTTTTGCAACGTTTCATCAATGCGACCAGTTACTTGATTAAATGCCGTTGCTTTCGCGTCGTCGACAATCGGTTTGCCCTGCAAGTATAATCCATAATTGCTGCCACTGCTAACATTCGGCGTGACAGCCAATTCAAACTGAAATCGACCATCTGGCGAGACTGCCAACAGTGATTGACCTCCAACGTCGGTGCGAACCTGAATATCATACGAATTAACCAAATCGATTGCCTTTACGACTGTTGTTGATAAATCCGTACCGACTTGAGTCATGCATTCGAGAGACGGACTCGCACAAGAATTCCACACCATTCGACTGTCAGCGGTTATACCTTGAACAGTTTCACCTATGCTTGATATTGTCTCTACTAGAGAAGTAACGTTTGCAGGGAAAAGTGAATCGCTAGATGCCCCGCACACACCAATATCATAACCAAACGACGATGCAAGTGAACAACCATCTCTGAATATTCTTGTCATTTCGGGAGATACCCCGGCCATAATCGGGGCCTGTACAGTCGCAACAGTCGATGTACCCTGGTACGTAAGCGTTGCCGCACCAAAAAAACTTAATCCGACAACCAATCGAGCTAACATCTTTGTTTTTTTGGAGGGTGCTGGTGCTCCGCCGCTCAACATTTCGGGTTGAGACATTAAACCCAGCACTTTGGATTGTTGTTCTTGAAGTACAAAGTTGATATCTTGGTCGCGTATCTCCATTCGCTCGTAAACCATGGTAAACCAATCTACGTCGTCGACCATCGCCTGGAAAATCAACCAATGTGTCATGGATTCTAACCACGCCTTCATCCTCTCATTCTTGATTGCATCGTTCGTCTCGTCTCCTAAAAGTCTCGTTGCATTTTTCATGTTTTGAATACTGATATCACCGACATTGTTCGCAAAGTACCATTGTACATATTGAACATAGTCGCCCTTAATACTGTTTAGGGCAGATGTTATTTCTGATTTTTGTCCAGATGCCAATTTAGACAATACTTGCACTGATTGCTCCATTATATTATATATTGAGAATACAATTTTTATAATACCTCAACTATATAACAACAAACAAACAAATGAAATTGACCAATAAAAGCAAACAGCTAATCAAGTATTTTTCAAATAATTTGAACTATGTTGAACAAACAAGAAAAACCGATTCTATATTGGTTTCATTGTATAACGACATTTACAATTCGTATGTTTACAAGAATGCGAATTTGACGTACAAGACTGCGATAAAACATGTTGCGGATTCTTCGCGTGTAATCATGCCGATTACATTCAAGCAGGACAGTTTTCCCGCCGAAATAATAAATCACATTTTCAACAAGTCTGCAACCGAACTCACTTACGAATTTTCAATTTTCAAACGAGATGTGAAGGTCATATTTATTCTGGAAGAGAGAGCACAGAAGGCAGCCATAAGGATTGAGGATTACAACAAGTACGTTGAGATTATTTACATGTGGTTGTTCATATTGAACAAGTACTCGTCGGCCGAGTGCTCTGCTTCTCTCACCGTGTATTTTTACTTCACGTCGCTGGAGAAGAAACTGCCGAGCTCAACCAATCATATCCTGGGAGAGAACAATGCGAACACTGCATTCACACGGAGTTGCCAGGCAAACGCCGAGATTGTCATCTTCCGGAAAGAGGACTGGTTGAAGGTGTTTTTTCATGAGACTTGTCACAGCTTCGGCCTTGATTTCTCCGATATGAACACGGATGAATGCTCTCAGCACATATTGAGGATTTTCAAGGTGAAGTCAGACGTGAATTTGTTTGAAGCGTATTCTGAATTCTGGGCGGAGATTATGAACTCGCTGTTTTACAGTTTCTTCTCGCTCAAGAATAAGGCGGACGTGAATGAGTTTCTAGACAATGCAGAAACGCTGATTAACTACGAAAGAACGTACAGCTTTTTTCAGCTGGTGAAGGTGCTCGGTTTCATGGGGCTTACGTACAAGGACTTGTACGCCAACAATGCAAAGAGCGAAAAACTGTACAAGGAAAACGCTAATATACTTTCGTATTATGTAATCAAAACAATACTGCTGAACAACTATCAGACCTTTTTGGCTTGGTGTGCGACGAACAATTCGTCTCTCTTGGCGTTCAAAAAAACGCTCGTCAACCAACGTGAATTTTGTAGGTTCATTGAAGGAACATACAAGAATAAGAGCATGCTTGACGGTGTATATGCCGCGGAGCAGTTTATGAAATCAAAACAGCAAACAAGCAACTCGCGCAGCAATAATTATTTGCTTACGAATATGAAGATGAATATCATAGAATCAACCTTTGGGAAAGGTTGAGCCAAACCAACGTAAGATTTGGCTCAATTTTTTCAAAAGTGGAAAGGTCGAACCCACCAAATCATCGTGTGGTTTTGCTCCACTTTTTTCAAAAGTGGATGAAGTGGATAAAGTGGATATTTATATTCTCGATATACTATATATGTACGAACTTGAGCGAACATTGAACGAACAAGGTTATGTCTTTTCAGTAAGTTATAGTGGCGATGGGACGAGAATTGCTTCGGGGTCTGACGACAATACGGTGAAAATATGGAACGCGTTAACTGGAGAACTTTTGCGAATATTGAACAGATACGGACACAGCGAGATTGTCAATTCAGTAAGTTTTAGCACAGATGGGGCCAGAATTGCTTCGGGGTCTGAAGACAGTACGGTGAAAATATGGAACGCAAAAACTGGAGAACTTCAGCTAACGCTAACAATGAGAGAGCCCGAAGAAGAGGGTGTCTTATCAGTAAGTTATAGCCCTGATGGGACCAGAATTGCTTCGGGGTCTACAGACGGAACGGTGAAAATATATGACGCAATAACTGGAAAACTTAAGCGAACATTGAACGGACACACAGGCGATGTCAATTCAGTAATGTTTAGCCCTGATGGTACCAGAATTGCTTCGGGGTCTAACGATACAGTGAAAATATGGAACGTAAAAACTGGAGAACTTAAGCAAACATTGGAAGGGCACACAGGTTGGGTCTTTTCAGTAAGTTATAGTCCCGATGGGACGAGAATTGCTTCGGGGTCTGGCGACAGTACAGTGAAAATATGGGACGCAATGACAGGAGAAGTTAAGCAAACATTGAACGGACACACAGACCGGGTCTTATCAGCAAGTTATAGTCCCGATGGGACCAGAATTGCTTCGGGGTCTGGCGACAACACGGTGAAAATATGGAACGCTGAATCTGGAGAACTTTTGCAAACACTGAGCGGGCACAGCAAGAGTGTCTCTTCAGTAAGTTATAGTGGCGATGGGACCAGAATTGCTTCGGGGTCTCACGACAATACCGTTAAAATATGGGTCGACACTAGTGTTTCAACTATTAAAAAAGTACACGAGGTTGCTAGACAAATCGATAAACAAAACGAATACAATAGAATCACTGG